TTCGTCATCGGCGCCGGCTGGGACACCCTCGCGGAGACGGGGTTCTTCTGCGCGCAGGACCTAGTGACCCCGGCCAACGGCCCGATGGGCGCGTCCGGGTCCGGTGGCGAGGGAGGGTCGGGGCAGGTGAACGCGCCGACGTGCACGGCCACGTACCTCGTGGGCGCGCCGGCCAAGGGGCTCTCGCCGTGGACGGTCGGCATCGGTGACATCGACGGGACCAATCGCACGTTCGAACTCCCGTATTGGGACGGCGCCGGCGTGCCGAAGGTGAACGTCAACGGGCTCATCCTCACGTCCCGCGACTACACGTACGACGAGGATGCCGGCACCGTGACCCTGAACCGGGCGCCCGAGGGACCGTCCGCCGCCGGGGAGGGCTCCGACGTGGTGACCTTCCAGTACCGCATCAGCCGATGAACGGGCTCGTGAACCTGCGCCGGCAGGTGCAGAAGACCCTCCGGCGCGTGAACGGCGGGACCGGCAACCGCTCCGGGTGGGCGCACGGCGTCATCAAGCAGTGCATCAACCGGACCGGCTCCACCATCACGCTCCACTCGCTCGTCCGGCTCGCCGGCACGTACAACGACCCGCGCATCGTCCTGACCACGACCACGGATGAGGTCACGGTCCTCGGCGTCGTGGTCGGGTATTGGGACCCCGATGACATCGAGACGCTCATCGAGGGCGACGCGCCCGACGTGTCGCAGGTGGCCGTGCTCGTGTCGGGGACCACCCTCGTCCGGTTGGGCGGCACCGCGACGCGCGGCGAGTACGCGTACGCGCACGCCACGGACGGCACCGCCTACAGCAGCGCGACCGCCGGCATCGGCGCGTTCGGGACCTTCCAGTCCTCGGGCACCGCCGGCAACAAGGCGCTCGTGGTCCTCCGGGGCGCCGTGCAGACGGTCGGGTCCGTGACCCCGGTCACGTACGGCACGCCGGCGCTCACGCTGGGCACCGCGAACGCGGCCGGGTCCATCGCGGAGGCCATCCGCCGGGACGCGACCATCCTCGCCTTCGACGCGACCACGCCGGCGGCATCCCCGCTCGGCGGGTCGGGCTCGGTCGGCGCCGCGGCCGTGGCGGCCCGCCGGGACCACGTGCACGCCGTCACGGGCGCGCTGGATGACCTGAGCGACGTTGCGACGGCCGGGGCGGCATCCGGGGACCATCTGGTGCGCAGCGGCGGCTCTTGGGTGCCTGAGTCGCCCGGAGCGGCGCCGTACATCTGGCGACCCCTCATGGACGGAGCGGTGCCGGGTACCATCGTGCTCGATGAGACGACCGGTCAGGCCATCATGGCCTACGGTCCGGCGTAGGAGGTCACCATGGCGGCCACGGTCAACGGCATCCTGCTCACCGGGACCCATGCCGCCCGACCCACGTCGGGGCTCGTGAAGGGCACGCTCTACGCGTGCTCGGACCACGGGCTCATCTACCAGACGAGCGACGATGGGACCACGTGGGGGACGTGGCTCACGCCGGGCGTCACGCTCGACTTCGGGGAGGCCGGGGACATCGGCACCCTGACCATCGGCGCGGCCGCATCAGCCGGCTCCAGTGGCGAGGTCGCGGACGCCGGGCACGTCCACCCGTTCCCGTCCGCCGCCACCATCACGGCGGCGCTCGATTGGGGCGAGTCCGGCGACGTGGCCGCGAGCGCTCCGGGCGACACGGCCGCCGCCGGCGTGCTCGATGAGGTCGCCCGGGCGGACCACCGTCACGCCCGCGAGGCGGCATCGTCCATCGACTTCGGGGAGTCGGGGGACATCGCGGCATCCGCGCCCGGGGACACGGTGCTCGCCGGCTCCACGGGCGAGGTCGCGGACGCCGGCCACCGGCACGCCCGGGCGACCGAGCGCGTGGTCTACGAGTTCGTCATCGACGGCGGCGGGTCGGCCATCACGACGGGCGTCAAGGGTGACCTGTACGTGCCCGACGCCTTCACCGTGACGGGCGTGGTCATGCTCGCGGACCAGTCCGGCAGCATCGTCGTGGACATCTGGAATGACACCTACGCCAACTACCCGCCGACCGACGCCGACTCGCTCCCGGGCGCCGGGACCCCGCCGACCATCAGCAGCGCCACGAAGTCGAAGGACACGACGCTGACCTCGTGGGATACGTCGGTCCCGGCCGACAGCACCCTCCGGTTCAACGTGGACAGCGCGACCACGGTCACCCGCGTCGTGGTCGCCATCTTCGGGTACCGCTCGTAATGGCGACCAAGCTCTACTTCTGTGACAGTCAGGCCGCCGCGTTCAACATCGGCGCGCAGGTCGGCAGCCTATGGGAGCAGAACATCAGCGGGGCCTTCACGACGAAGCGGCTCCGGACCACCGGCGACGGCAATACCAACACGAACCACTTCACGACGAACCTCGGCAACGGGTCCAACCCGTGTGACATCGCCTTCGGCCAGTTCATGACCGACACCCTGCCGTCCGGCGTGCTCATCAGCGGGACCGTGCAGGGCGTCATCGTGTGCCGCGAGGGCAACACGTCGGACAACATGTATACCCAACTCGGGCTCTACGTCGTGGACAGCGGCGGGGCGCTCGTCCACACGTTGCTCGGCGGCGCCAACTCGGGCGGCACCGAAATGAACAGCCCGTCCGCGAATACACGCAACCTGCCGCGCAACGGCTCCACGGCAATCTCGTCATACACGACCGTCAATGCCACGAGCCGCGTGGTGGCCGAGATAGGGATGCGCACGGAGTCCACCCGGACCACGTGTCAGGGGTACATGTATTTCGGCGCCGGCGACGGTGGGTCCGACCTCCCGACCGGCGACGCCTCATCGAACAACCTCTTCAACCGGCCGTGGATTGAGTTCAGCGCGGACATCTTCACGCCACCCGCCGCCGGCGGCGGCGCCCGGTCGCAGGCGGCCGTCGCGATGTCCGGGTTCCACGAGCGGACCGACGTGGGGCTGTTCGTCCCGGACGGCTACCGCCGGCGCTCGTGGGCCGGTCTGGTGCTCCCCCGGTGACCGGGCTGTCACGCGCCCGACGCGCCGCTACCACCGTCCGCAAGGACCAGTCGGCCCTTGTGCCCGGCAGGCTGGCGGGTACAATCTCCCTCGTGATAGGAGCCGTCGTGAGCATCGCGTTCAGCGCTGGTGTGGTCGTCGGCGTGGTGCTGGCACTCATGCTCTGGTTCGTGGTCCTGCCAGCGCTCGCCGGCCATCCGCGCCACCGTGGCGACTGACCGGCCGAAGGGGACCGGACCGGACCCTCTCTCGGCGTATCGGCGCGCGGCCATCGCCGTGTTCCTCGCCATCGACGTGTTCCTCATCGCCGCCGACGTGCTCGGCCGGCTGTTCCGGGACCCGTCCTTCCGGGTGGACAGCGTGGTCTTCGGGATGGCCTTCGGGACCACCCTGACGCTGCTCGGGCTGGAGGGTCTGTCGCGGCTGTTCCCGGGTCCGAAGTGACGCCCGAGCAGATGGCGCTCGCAGGCGTCGGATGGGCGGCGTGCGGGTTCTGGCTCCTGACCGGATGGCGGTGCCGTCACGGGCTCCCGCCCGTCGAGGTCTGGCACGCGGCCATCGTGACGCTCGTGCTCGTCATCGGCGCCGGCACCGCGGCCGCCGTGCTCGACCTCGTGGCGGACCGCGGGACCGGGGACGTGCTCCGGGCCATCACCCGGTCATCGGCGCTCATGGGCGGCATCTACGCGCTGATGGGCACCCGAACGTAGGTACATCTGCTCATGCCGCCGGCACCCGGTGGTCCGGCATCATCGGGGCATGGTCACCAGCGCGTTCCTCGCGGGCATCCTCGTCGGCGTCGCCACCGTCACGGTCGCGCGCTGGCTCGCGCTGCGTGGCGCTCGACAGGACAGGTAGACTCGGCGCGTCAGAACACGCACCCGGGGCGCCCATGCCGCCGCTCGTGACCGCCGGGACGCCCGGCCGTCGAGTCATCGTCCGCCAGCGGAGCGTCGAGTCCCCGCCGTACACGAACTGCCGGCTCGTGGACGGCGCCCGGCACCTCGTCTTCGGCGGTGTCAACATCCCCGACCGCCGGCGCCTCATCCGCGCGTGGCGCGATGCGACCGGCGTGCCCGAGGTCGGCCCGTCCGGAGCGCAGGGGACCACCGGCGCCGACATGCTCCGGGGCGCCGCGCTCATCATCCCGTGGGTGCCGTTCGAGTACGGCGCGTGGGACGAGGATGCGCTGCTGGCGGCCATCGAGGGAGGCCGGCTGACGTTCACCGCCGGCGTCAAGTACGACGCCCTGCCCGACCGGCTCCGGCGATGGTCGCCCACCTTCACCCGGAACCATGCCGCCGGCGTGGTGGACATGCGCCGGCGCTCCGGGTCGCGCGAGGTCTGGTGGGTCGATGGGCTCCGGACCGATGACGCGGAGGGCGAGTGGGTCCGCTGGCCCATCATCCGCGACGCCATCGAGGCCGCCGGGATGGTCACCCGGTCCGGCGTCTGGGGCATGACACTGGAGAAGGGAGCCGCCATGAGCACCGCCATCATCCCGGACCGCGCCTACGGGCCGCCGGCGACCGTGACCGTCCCGAAGGGGACCCCGACGTGGGCATGGGACCCGCGCGCCATGACGCTCGTCCCGCAGAAGGACACCCGGGTCGCGAGCACGGGGACCACCATCGCGACCGTCCGCGTGAGCAACCGGCCGGACCGCCCGGGCGTGCCGGAGACGCGCATGGTCCTGCTCGCGTCCGGGCCGCGCGCCGGCGAGTACGTGCGCGCCCGGGACGTGACCATCACGGAGGCGCCGGCGCCGGGCGACTGCCAGCCCCTCATCGACGCGGCCGTGAGCGCCGCGACAGCACCGCTCATCGAGCGGCTGGCGGCATGGGAGTCCGCACGCACGGCGCACGACGCCGTGACGTTCCCGGACCCGGTGCTGTGATGAGCGACGAGCGCCCGCCCGTCGTGACCACGCCGGACGATGAGCCGCCCGACTTCCGGGACGGACCCGTGCCGGCGCCCGATGATGAGCCGGATGAGCCGGCGCAGGAGGACAACGGATGACCCCCATCGACCCGACCCCGGATAACCTGACGTTCGCCATCCTGCTCACGGCCGCCGGGGCTGGCGTGGCAGCGACCATCATCACGGGGCTCGTGGCGCTCATCCTCCGGACGTTCCCGGCCGTCGCCGCTCGCGTGACCGGCGCATCGCTCGCCTTCATCGCTTCGGCCGTCCTGTTCCTGCTGGCCGGTATCGCGGTCGGCGTGGACACGCTGGATGAGGGGCTGGTCGTGTTCGTGGCGTGGCTGACCTGCGCGACCGCAGCCGTGGGCGTCCATCAGGTGACGCAGGGCGGACTCACGAAGTGACGGCGACCCGGACCGTCGTGCTGGTCCCCCGGCGCGACGGCCAACCCGACCGGGATGCGCTCTGGGCATGGTGCCGGGACTGGTGGTCCCGGCACTTCCCCGACTGGCCCATCGTGGAGGGGCACCACCCTGCCGGCGATGGGCTCTTCAACCGCTCGCTCGCCATCAACCGGGCCGCCCGGAACGCCGGCGAGTGGGACGCGGCGGTCATCATCGACTCCGATGTCATCTGCGACCCGGCGCGGACCCGTGCGGCCGTCGAGCGCGCGCTGATGACCGGCGGCATGGTCATGCCGTACACCGTCCGCAAGGACCTGAACCGGACCGGCAGCCAGCGCGTCATGGCGGGCTACGCGGGCTCGTGGGAGCGGCACGTGGCCCGGACCTACCGGGACATGGTGAGCAGCGTCATCGCCGTCCCGCGGCCGCTCTGGGAGGCCACCGGCGGCTTCGATGAGGCGTTCGTCGGGTGGGGCTTCGAGGACAACGCCTTCGCGGTCCTGTGCGAGACGTTCGGGCCGCCCATCGCCCGCATCGACGGGGACCTCTGGCACCTCTGGCACGCGACCGCGCCGGAGGGCAAGCGGGGCACGCCGTCGCACAACCGGAACCGCGCCCGGGCCGCCCGCTACCTCGCGGTCCGCGGCAACGCCGAGGCCGTCCGGGCCATCCGGTCGGAGGCGTCGCCGGCGGTGGACACGTCGGGCGCCGGCATCCCGCGCATCCTCCACCGGACCGTTCCACGTGAAACATCGGCGCAGGTTGAGGCGTGGTGGGACGCGTGGCAGCGGCTCCATCCCGGGTGGGAGTTCCGCACGTGGCGCGACCCCATCGACCCGGCCCGGTTCCCCCTCACGTCCCCCCACTGGCACCGCGTCCGCCATGGCGCGCAACTGGCCGACCTCGTGCGGCTGGAGGCGCTCTGGAACGAGGGCGGCGTCTACGTGGACAGCGACGTGGAGCCGTACCGCCCGCTGGACGCGCTGCTGCCCCTGTCGGCATTCGCGGCATGGGAGGACGCCCGGCGCGTGCCCAACGCGGTCATCGGCGCGGCGCCGGCGCACCCGGCCATCCGCGAGTGCATCGACGTGGCCGTCTCGCGCCTCACGGCCGGCGTGGAGGACATCCCGGAGGCGACCGGCCCGGGCGTGCTCACGACGGTCCTGCCGTGGCGCGCCGACGTGCTGCTCCTGCCGCCCGGGGCCTTCTACCCGTACCACTACACTCAGGCCCGGACGCACCGCGCGCGCCGGCACGACGAGGAACAGCCGTGGGCGTTCGGCGCCCACCATTGGGCCGGTTCGTGGCTCCCGGAGGACAAGCGCTGGTGACCGTGCAGATGCGTTTCCCGCCGTCGCTGCTGACGCTCGGCGGGCTCCACTCCAGCCGCGAGGCGACGATGCTCGCGGACCACGCGGCCGCCGTGCCCGGGTCCCGGGTCATCATCGAGGTCGGGTCCTACGTCGGCGCGTCCACCCTCGCGCTCGCGTACGGCGCCGCGTCGGGGATGGGCGCCCGGGTTGTCTGCATCGACCCGTGGCCGGACCCGCGGCCGGATGAGCGGGACCACGCGCACGCCGAGCGCCAGCGCCTCGCGCTCGCCCGGTTCCGCGTGAACATGGACGAGCACGGATGGCCGGTCATCGCCCTGCGCACCCTGTCCGCCATCGCCGCGCCGCTCATCGTGAACCCGGTCGGGATGGCATTCATCGACGGCGACCACTCCTACCGCCACGTCCTGACCGACGTGACCGTCTGGGGTCCGCGCATCGACCCGGGCGGCGTGCTCGTGCTGCACGACTACCTCGGGGATGACCTCACGGACGATACAGACGTGGCGCGCGTGGTCCGTGACGTGCTCCTGCCGTCCGGCGAGTGGGACATCCTCCCGGCCGTGGACAAGTCGTGGGCGGCCCGAAAGCGGTGAGCCGGTCCGTGCGGGTCGGCGGCCGGCTGTTCCACGTCCACCCCTCGCCCGACTACGTGTCGGACCACATGGCGCGCGGCACGTGGTGGGAGTCGGCCATCGTGCAGTGGCTCGTGGAGCACCCGCGGCTCCGGTCCGGCGGGCTCGTCATCGACGCCGGCGCGATGATTGGCACCTACGCCGTGCCGCTCGCGGAGAACCTGCCCGTCCACGTCCACGCGTTCGAGCCGATGCCCGGCAACCTCCGGCTGCTCCGGATGAACACGGCGCATCTGCCCAACGTGACCATCCACCCGGTCGCCCTGTCGGACCACGTGGGCACCGTCTCGATGGCCTACGAGGACGCCAACCGCGGGCACGCGGCCGTGGTCGCGACGGACCCGTACCCGCAGCCCGGGATGGTCGCCTTCGACGCGCACACGGACACCGTGGACAGGATGGACCTCCACCACGTCGCGCTCATCAAGGCTGATGTCGAGTGGCACGAGGCCGAGCTTCTCCGCGGCGCCGCCCGGACCATCGACCGGGACCGCCCCATCATCGTGCTGGAGGATTGGGAGGGCCGGTACGGGCCGGTGCTCGCGGCCATGGGCTACGCGCCGTCCCGGGCGTGGCCGGAGCATCTGACGCAGGCGTGGGAGCCGGTCTGACCGTGGACCTGACGGCCATCGCCTCCCGGCGCCACTACCTCGCCCACATCCTGCCCGTCTGGGACGCGCTGGGCGGCCCGGGACGGCTCCAGACCGACCGGGACCTGTTGCGACACCCGGAGGCCGCCGAACGCGGCGCTCGGCCCGTCCAGCGCGGTCAGGGGCCGGCCATCGTCGCCGGGTGGTTCGACCTGTTCCGGGCGCGGCGGCTGGGGTACGGTCCCTTCGTGCTCATGCAGCACGGCGCCGGCCAGTCCTACCACGGCGACCGGCGGTCCGCCGGCAACCCGTCCTATGCCGGCGCGCCGGGCATGGGCGACGTGCGGCTGTTCGTGGTCCCGGGCGCCGACCCGGCCGCCCGGTGGCGCGCCGCGTACCCGGAGGCCGCCGTGGCGATGGTCGGGAACGTCAAGCCGCTCCCGGCCCGGGTGCCGGACGATGAGCGCACCGTCGCGGTCACGTTCCACTGGCCCTGCGGGCTCGTGCCGGAGACGGGCAGCGCGTGGCGCGACTTCCGGGGCGCCCTGCCGGCGCTCGCGGAGCGGTACCGGGTCATCGGGCACTGGCATCCCCGCTGGGGCGACGAGTTCGCCCGGCAGTACGAGCGCGTGGGCATCGAGCCGGTCGCGTCCCTCGATGACGTGGCGCGCCGCGCTGACGTGCTCGTGGCCGACAACACGTCCGCCCTGTTCGAGTGGGCAGCGACGGACCGGCCCGTGGTCCTGCTCAACTCCCCGCGGTACCGGCGGCACGTCCGTCACGGGATGCGGTTCTGGGACCTCGCCCACGTCGGGCTACAGGTGGATGAGCCGGGGCGACTCATGGACACCGTGCGCATGGCGCTCGTGGACCCGACCGGGGTCCGGCTCGCGCGCCGCGAGGTCGTGCGGGTGGTCTACGCCGGCGGTGGCGCGGCGGATGCCGCGGAGGCCATCGGCCGCGCGATGTAGGCGTCGGGGAGGGCTCCGGTCACGCCCGTCCGCCCCTCCCCGATGCGCCCGGTCACGCCGTCCGGCACCGGACGCAGAGCGTCTCGACCCGCTGGCCCGTCTGGCCGTCGTACCCGCCGACGAGGGGGATGAGGCACCGGTCGCACGGCGAGGTCCGACCGCACACGCTGGCGCCGTGGTACCCGCCGTGGGAGCCGACCCACTCGCCGCACCAGTGGCAGTAGCGGCGCGCCGGGACCGCCTCGGCGGCCTCCTGCACGTCCATGCCGCTCATGCCGCGGGCGTGGATGGCGGCGGCCGCCTCACCGGAGCACGCGCCACCCTCGTAGGTCGCGCAGTCGAAGTGGCCGAACACGCACGGGTGCTCGGTATCCGCGAGCACGAGCGCCGCCGCTGCGTTGATGTCCATCGGGTTCGCTCCCTCCGGCTTCCCGGCCGGGTCGGGCCGCCTCGCTGGCGACGCGTCCACCTTCCCGCGTCGAGCCGCCGGCGTCAATGCTGACGATGGTCCGGTGGTGCGTCGGTACCACGGTACCATCCTTGACCGGTTGACATGTCCACCACGACGGCGCAAGATGCGGTCATCGCCAACACGGCGGACCGCCCCGGCCGGACAGCCGGAGAAGGAGGACCCGACATGCTCCCCACCCAGACCCCGCTCTCTCGCTCCAACCCCGCCGTGAAGGCGCTCATCCGGGCGACCTTCCCGGCCTACCGCGGCCGCCTCATCCGCATGGAGGCGTACACCGGGCCGCGCCGCTGGACCGTCTGCTGGGACGAGGGGTCGAAGGACTCCGTGGTCCTGCTCGACATGCGCCGCGGTCGGGCTGAGCTTCGGTCGGGCGCGCCGTGGACCAACCCCGAGGGCGTGCTGGCGCTCGTGGACCAGCCGGCGGCCAGCATCCTCGTGGTCCACTCCATCGTGTGCGGGTCTGACCGCGGCCTCACCATCATCGTCCGCGAGCCGGAGGCCGGGCTGCTGCCCGAGGGCGTGACCATCGCCGGGACCCTCGCGTGACCGAGAGCGCGTACACCCAGACCCTCCGGCTCCAGCGCGAGCGCGTCCGCGTCGAGGACATGGCGCCCAACATCCGGGACTTCCCGAACCGTGAGGCGTACGAGCAGCACCGGGCCGGGTGGGAGGCAGCGCTGCGGACCATCGACGCCCGGATGGCGGCGCTCGCGGATGAGGTCCGGCAGGAGCGGCGGGTCATGGCCGAGAGCCGGCCGTGCCCGGCGCCGCACGTGCAGGGGCTCCCGGGCGACGGCGTGTCGGTCGGGCTCCGGTCGCCGGTGCGCTGCTGCGACCACGGCTACCTCTCACCATGCCACTCCATCACGTGGAACCGCGGACAGGTCGCGGACCCGTTCGGGGATGACCGGCGCCGCGCCGTGCTCGCGGCCGAAGGGAGGCTCTACCGATGACCACGCTCCGTCCACGCCGGCAGCGCAACCGCTACGGCGTCCCCATGCCGGCCCGGCGGCGCGACCCGGCCGGGCTCCAGTTCCAGCGCACCACGTACCCGGTCCGGGGAGGCACCGGCACCCGGTGGGATGCGTTCCTCGACGGGACGCTCATCGGGCAGTGGGACCGCTTCGGCGGCGGCACGGTCGGCGCCGGCGCGACCCGCCATCTGCTCATCGCGGACTGGCGGTCCGCGTGCCGGGACCACGTGGCGGCCGTCATCGCGGAGCAGATGCGCGACCGGCTCGCTGCGGACGCCGGCGTGCCGGTCGATGACGCGGAGCGCGCCGCACGCTCCGTGGTCCGGGCGCTGCTGGGATGAGGGACGCGCCCATCACGCTCGTCATGGATGCCATCCTCGACGTGGGCCGGGCGGCCATGCTGACCCGGTACGCGCCGAACTCGTGCATCGCCGGCGTCGCCATCGCGTGCGAGGCGCTCTGGGCCTACGGGTACAGCGGCTACCCGGTGGTCGTCTCCACCCGGGTCGCCAACCCCGCCTCGGCCGCGTGGACGGACGAGCAGCGGGCGCTCGGCTGGCCCGACCCGCCATCCCGACCCCGGCCGGCGGACGGGTGGAACGTGGACCTCGGGCTGCCTGAGACGCCCGTGGTCGGCCGTGGCGGGCTCACCGCCGGGCGCGAACTGCACATGGTCGCCTTCGTGGAGGACGGCGCACCGGATGAGGGCTGGCTGCTGGACCCGACGCTGGACCAAGCCGCCCGGCCGGCGCGCGGCATCCACGTCGAGCCGTCACGGCTCCGCATCGGCCCGGATGAGGGACCCCGGTGGCTCGCCGGAGAGGCCACGCTGGGCTGGCATGACCGGGACGGCGGGCTCGTGCTCTACACCGTCCGGCCGGGCGTGACGTGGTACCGGTCATCCCCGAACTGGGGACGCCGGGACGCGGCCGTCAGGGCTCGCATCGTCGGCGCCATCGTCGGCGCCATCGACGCCGGCATCGGGCGGGCGGACGCGTGACCGCGTACCGGCCCATCGACCCGCCGGCCATCCAAGCCGCCTACATCACGGCGCTCCGGGTCATCGTCGTGACCGAGCGCCGCAAGCGGCGGCCGACGTTGCAGGAGGTCATGGAGCACGTCGCGGCCGACCACCGGAACGGCCGGGACCGCCACCGGGTCCGGCGGATGCTCTCTCGGCTGCACCGGCTCCACGGCGTCTGAGCGTTGCGCGGCCGCACCGGTACCACCGGTGCATCCAAGGGTACCAGTGGACATGTCCACCGGGACGTGCCAACATGCGGGTATCGCGATGACGCGACGCGCCCCGGCCGCACAGCCGGACGGAGAACCGACCGATGACCGCAACCACCGCCGTCACCCTCGTCCGCGAGCACCGCGGGGACTTCAAGGTCCACATGGCCGGGTGCCGGGACATCGCGAAGTCGCACGACCGGACGCAGGGTCCCGGCGGCGAGCCGCCGACGTTCGACGGCGCGACCCTCCTTGACGCCATCGTGGCGATGGACACGGACGCCGCCTCGTGGTTCTGCCGCGAGCCGTACGACGGGCTCGATGACGAGTCGGGCGAGTCCTGCTGGAGCACGCACCACGGGTTCGAGTGGGCGCCGTGCTTCGCGGACCGCGTGAAGGCCGAGGGCATCGTCTTCGACCCCGCGACGCACAAGCCGTGGGTGTCCACCACCCGCAAGGCCGAGGCCGACGCCACGGCGACGGAGAAGGTCCGCCGGGTCGCGCTCGCGTGCGGCCACCGGTCCGCCCGGCGCATCGTGGTCGGGTCCCACGAGGACGCGTACGCCATCGCCAACGGCACGGTCCACTGCCGCATCTGCAAGGCTCACGCCGGCATCGTCGGATGGGTCGCGCCGGAGGGGACCGAGGCCGAGTAGGACGGGTACCGCCGGCGGCCGGGACCATCGTCAGGGTGGTCCCGGCGCCCGGGCGGGCGCACCATCGACGCATCGACCCACCCGACAGGAGGACCCGACGATCACCACCTATGCGCTGCTCGTGGACGGCACCGCTCACGTCGTGAGCGAGGGGCCGACCGACCACTATGGCCGCTGGGCCGACCCTCGCGGGCGGACCGGCTACGCGTACCAGACCACGTGCGGTCTGGGCGAGGAACGCTACCTGTTGCTCCCCGAGCAGGGCGAGCACACCGCCGACCGTCCCACGTCAGACGAGTGGGACCTGTGCACCACCTGTTTCCCGGAAGGAGTCTGAACCCGATGTGCACCCGAGACGACTACGCTCACCTGATGGTGGAGGCGGATGACGTGCCGCTCGACCAGCACCCCCTCGTGGTCTGGGCGCGGAGCCTCCGGCAGTCCCGCCGCGAGGTCGCCTACGCGCTCACGCCCGGTGGCGATGACTACGTGGCGGCCGACCCCGCCGAACCGTCCCTCCCGGCGCTCACGGAGGCGCCGTTCTGGGTGGTCATCGACCCGGCCGGCCGTGTCTCGTGGCGGTTCGGCAAGCCGACCCTGACGGACCTCCAGTCCGCGGTCGGCGGGTACATCGAGGTCGTGCCGCATGACGGCGACTTCACCGCGTACTGCGACGAAGAAGGGAAGCTCAACGGCCAGCCCGTCAACAGCGCCGCCACCATCTTCCTCGGCGTCCGCGGGGACATCCTCATGGGTCCCGTCGTGCTCATCGGCGGGCCGGATGACGAGGGCGAGGACACGCCGCTCCCGGCCGCCGTCCGGCAGCGCCTCGTGTCGGAGGTCATCGACGCATGAGCGAGCCCATCTGCCCCGTGTGCGGGACCATCGACCACTGGCGCGAGTCGTGCGGCTCGTGGGTCCCGGAGGCGCTCTGCCCGGTGCAGGCTGACGGGTACGCGTGCCAGTGGGTCGCCGGCCACGGCGGCGGGCACGTGCTCGGCCGCCCGGCGCCGGCTCGTCAGGACGTGCCCGTGGTCCCGGTCAACGCCTTCATCCTCGCGCTCGGACCCGGTGCGCTCGACGCGTGCGAGAACAGCACCACCGGCCCTGACGACTGCATCCGGTACGGTCGCCGGCCGGACGCCAAGTACGGCGCCGACCGGTCCTGCTGGCCGTGCACCGTCCGCGCAGCGCTCGGCATCGGCCGGTGGCCCATCGTGCCACCCGTGGGCGCCGCCAGCCCGTCCCAGACGGCCGAGACGCCCACGGATGGTCCCGGGACACCGCCCGAGCCGGCTCCGGCCGCTGAGGGCGCCCAGCGGGCCGGCTGCCGGTGCACCGCCATCGGCCACGTCATCGGATGCCCGGCGCTCACCACGGTCGGCGGGTACCGGCTCCGGTCCGGGATGACCGCGGACCAGACGGAGGCGGCCATGCGGCTCTACCGGTCCGCCCGATGGCGCGACCTCGGCGCTCTGGGGACCATGGCCGAGCGCGACCTATGGCGGACCCTCACGGCGTCCTTCGCGGGCATCGTCGGCAAGGGTGGCCCGGGCGGGTCCGATGACGGCCGGGCGATGCCGTACGAGCGCGCGCAGGGCATCCCGCCCGGATGGTGGCGCCGCGACCGTTGACGGCCCGCACCGGTACCACCGGGGTAGCCGACCGTACCAGTGGACATGTCCACCACGGTCGGCTATCTTGTGGACATCGACACCGCCCCGGCCGGTCAGCCGGACGAAGGAGAACCGACCATGACGCGCACCATCGAGGTCCGGCCCACCACCGAGCCGACCACCGTCCACGTCCTCGTCCGCGGGTACATCACCCAGAACGCGGCCGCTCGCGCGGCCATCGCCGCGGTGCAGGACCAGTACCTCACCGTCAACACGACGGATGACCCGGAGTCGTGGGGCTTCGTGCCCGGCGACGTGTTCGACGCCGAGTGGGCCGCCATCGAGCAGCACGAGGATGGCTGGCGCGGAGTCGCCATCGTCCGCGTGACGGTGCCGGAGCACGTGGACGCCCGCGAGTGCGCCATCGCCGGCCGCGTGCTCCGCGGTCAGGACATGCCGGGCGCCGGCGAGTGCGTGGCGTGCCTCCGGGCCTCGTGGCTCGACGGCAACCCGAAGCCGTTCCCGCGCATGACCGATGAGGTCATCCTCCCGCCGGCCGGCCAGAGCGTCACCCTCGCGGTGCTCGGCCGCAAGTACGAGGTCACCCGGACCGGCAACGACAAGGTGGTCATGCTCCGCGGCGCGCGCGGTGCCGAGTACGGCGCCCTGCCGTACGTCGAGCAGCGGCGCCCGGGCATCACGGCCATGTTCGTCGTGTCCACTCCCGGGATGCGCGAGCCGTTCGGCACCATGGCCCGGTTCTACCGGGTGGGCGACCGGTTCGGGTGGGTCCACTCGTGAGCCGCCCGGAACTCGTGGTCGTGGACGCGGCCACCGGCCGGGTGCTCCCGGGCACGCCGGCGCCGGCGCTCGTGGAGGCCGGCCGCGGTCACGCGTGGCAGATGACCGAGGGCATCTGGCGCCTCGCGGAGCCGGACGATGACGAGGAAGCCGTCTACCGCTCCGTCCGCGTCCAGCCGGGCCGGACGGTCTGTGTCGGGGACGGATGCGCCGCCACCATCCCGAGCCTCCCGGTCGGCCACACGTACGCGTGCCCGTTCCACGTCGGCCGGCTGCTCGACGTGGAGCAGGAATGGTCCGACGCGCCGTGGACGGATGGACACTCGTTCCTCTGCGGTGTCGGGCAGCCGCCCCGGGACTGCCCGGGCGCCGTGCGCGGATGCGACTGCCGATGCCACGCCGGCGCCGAGTCGGCAAGGGTACCGGTGCCAGATGGGACCACCGTACCATCCCAGCAAGTTGACATGTCCACCACGACGGCGCAAGATGCACCCATCGACCCGACCACCACGGCGGGCGACCAGCCCGGCAGGACAGCCGGAGGGAGAACCGACACCATGGCGACCAAGAAGGCAACCGTCAAGGCCGGCATCGCGGCCATCCTCAACGGCACCGCGACGGCCGATACCGTCCTCGCGGACGTGGCGGCCGCGGATGAGCCCACGGTGGGCGAGGTCATCGCGGACATCGCGACCGACGCCGTGGGCGAGCCGGTCCCGGCGAAGAATCCGGCCACCCGCGCAGCCGCCCGGGCCGCCGAGGCCAAGGCCAAGCGCGCCGCCGCCCCGAAGCCCGAGCCCAAGGCGAAGCCGGCCGCCAAGCCGGCCAAGGCCGCCAAGCCCGCCCCGGTGGAGCCGGCCGCGCCGGTCGCCGGCGAGCCCGTGGTCCTCCTGACGGTCGCGGCCGTGGACGCCATCATCGCCTCCGGCGACGTGGCGCTGATGACGGCGCTCAACACGACGGGCCGCTGGGTCCGCCCCAACGGGTCCGCGCCCGAGGGTCCGTCCAAGGCGCCGTCCACCGACAAGGCCAAGCGCGCCAAGTACGCGCGCCGGTGGCGCCTCGCGGTCCCGGCATCGACCCCGGGCATCGAGGCCGCCGCGTCGGCGGTCACGGTCACGGAGTCCCGGCGTGGCGCCGGCCGGCTCCCGGACCCGACCGACCTCGCCAAGGTCCGCGAGGCCAAGGCGCTCATCGACCGCATCGACCGGATGCCCGCCCCGCAGGCGGTCATCGCGTCGGCCACGGACGAGGCGCAGGCCGCGCTGGAGACGGTCGCGAAGGCGACGCTCCACTGACCACAGGGGCCGCGTCCCCGCGGTGCGTCGCAGGCACGCGACGGTGCCGACCGCGGATGGTCCCCAGACCCGCCCCATGGGCGCAAGGCGGGCCGCAATCCACCCCACCGGTACCCCGGCATCCCGCCGGGGCTTCCGGCCGTCTGAGGCCGCGGAGCGCGGCAGGAGGGCAATCGTGACCACCCCGTCCGCCGTCGAGGAACGGGAGGCTGCCAGCGCCGCGCGCGTGGCGGTCGCCGTGACCCGGAACCTGAACCTCGCGAACCGGTTCGCGCGCCGGATGCTCCCGCCCACCATGACCCGGGTCCCGGGCGTGGTGCTCCGGCTCTACCGCGAGGCCGCCGGCGTCGGCATGTCCGACGTGGGGTCCGCGCTGGACCTCAGCAAGCAGATGGTGAGCAAGATGGAGAACGGTGACGCGTCCATCGAGGCCGCCGGCCGCTACCGCGCCGCCGTGGACCTCATCGCGACCGGCTACGGCACGGGCGTCACCCGGCCATGACCGGCACGAACCCGACCGTCTGCACCATCGCGCACCGGACCACGGCCGCCGCCCGGCGGTGCGAGCGGACCGGTGGTGGGACCCATCCCGGGCTGGCGCCCGTGCCCGTGTTCGGGGACATCCCGCCCGCGGAGCCCGGGTGCATCGTCATGCCCGGCGACCCACGGCACACGGACCGCGTGGCGCGCGCTGCCACGGAGACGCCCGAGGCGCTGCCGGTGGTCCCGGATGACGCGGTGCTCCACGTGGAGGCCGTCGCCGGCGTCGGCGCGACCGTGACCGTGGTGACGGATGACCGCGCGCCCGGAGAACCCGACGAACCCAAGCGCGCGGTCGCTCCGGATGCTACCAGCACGCACGGGCCGAAGGAGGCCATCTGGAAGTCGGTCATCGGCGCGACCGGCGGGTACGGGTGCGAGCGCGAGACGTTCTACCGGGAGGTCGTGCGCGACGAGCGCGGCTACCGGCTCCGCACCGGCGCCGACGAGCCCATCGTCTTCGGCATGGCGCTCGACGCATCCCACGGCTTCCTGATGGCGCGCCGGCTGGAGTTCGGGCCGCACGACATGAGCACCGTGGGCATCGACGTGTCCGCGGAGGGCATGGGCGAGGCGGTCACGGAGGAAGGGCTGTGGGAGGACGTGGGCGAGGCGGTCCGCCGTGGCGTGTCCGTCGCGCGCGGCCGGATGCTCTCGCGGCCATGGACCGATGAGGACTGGAAGGTGCTCACGGCCCAGCTAGGGCTGGCGTGCGAGAAACTGCTCGGCCTCTGGCCCAACCGCGTCAAGCCCCGGATGTCCAAGGGCGAGGTCGTGGAGTGGCTCACGGAGCCCGAGCCCGAGGGCACACCGGACGGACCGCCCATCGCGTGGCTCGACGTGCCCGGGACCACCACGCGGGCGCAGATGAAACTCCACGCGCCCGGCGTGGTCGGCGGCCGTGGCATCACGGGACAGCCCGACTACGTGTTCGTGAACGGCGAGGGGTCGCTGGACGCGTGGGTGGATGTCAAGGCGCTCAGCAAGGCCGGCTCCTACCCGGCGAAGTGGGTCGCCGGCGAGGCGGCCGCGTACGACTGGATGCTCACGGTCGCGAACGGCGGGACCCTCCCGACGTGGCACGGCTACCTCGAATACCGCCGGACCCAGAAGCCGTATTGGGCGCTCATCACGGCGCCCGTCCACCCGTCCATCCTCGCCGTGGCGCGGTCCTACTTCGACCGCTGGGGAGTGGCGCTCGACACCGGCGACCCGACCGCGCTGGCCTTCAACCCGAAGGCGTGCGGGAAGTGCCACTACCGCGAGCCCATCGCGGACCGGTACGGGCAGGTCATCCACCCGGGCTGCCCCATCGGGCCGGCCGTGCTCGACATCGCGCCGCCGGAGGATGACCCGGACGCCGGTTGACATGTCCACCCGCCCGCGTCATCATCGCGGGACCGACGAACCCACCACACGGAGGACCCGACCATGACCCAGCCGAACGCCGCCGCGCCGGCGCCGACCGAGGCGCCGGACGCGCCCGTGCAACACACGGTCCCGGCGCTCGCCGGCACCGACGCCAACATCCACGCCCGGATGCTCAACGTGGTCGCCACCATCGGCTACATCCCCAAGTTGGGCACCGGCCCGGCCGAGCAGGGGTCGTACGCGTTCGCCCGGGTGGAGCACATCAAGGACGCCATCCGGGATGCCCACGTGGCGCAGGGCATCATGTCGCAGCACACGGTGGACGATTGGTCCGTCGAGGTTCTGGAGGGCGGGTCCGGCAAGCGAGCCTTCATCGCCCGGGTGCAGGGCCGGCTCATCTTCATCAACGTGGACAACCCCGAGGACCGGTTCGAGTCCACGTACGCCGGCATGGCGGTGGACTACAGCGACAAGCCGCTCGCGAAGGCCATCACCGCAGGCGTCAAGGCGGGGCTGCTGAACGCATACAGCATCCCCACCGGGAAGGACCCCGACGAGGAAGCGCCGACCCTACCCGACGCCGCCGGCGGGCAGGCTCCACGCCAGCAGTCCCGGCCGCAGCAGCGCATGGGCGGCGCCCGACCCTCCGGCCGCGCCCAGCCGTCCCAGCGGCCCGTCGTGACGCAGGACGGGGATGAGCCACCGTTCCCCGGCGACGCGGGCGCTCCGGCCGCCCAGCACGCCCAGCCGGCCGGCGGGTCCGTCGATGGTCAGTGCCCGGTGCACCACAAGGCGTTCCGCTCCGGGTCCCGGGGCTGGTATTGCGCCACCCGGGTCGGGGACGGATGGTGCAACGAGCGCCCCAGCCGCGAGTGGGTCGCGGCGCAGGAGCGCTGACGTGGACGAGACGCGCCACCCGCACCCGAACCTCGACGCGCTGCTGGAGGACCGTGACCCCAACATCGCGGTGGCCCTGTCCTTCGTGCACACGACGCTCGGGCAGGAGGACTCCGGCCCGGGCGCCATCATGCACGCGGTCATCATCCTCGCCGTCGAGGACCCGGCGCTCGCCCGGGTGCTGCTCCGGGTCATCGAGGCGTACCTGATGGACCACGGCTCGACGCCCGAGCATCTGGCGTCCGTGCGTGCCGAGTTCCGCCGTGGCGCGGCCGCCGCCCGGGTCGCCGCCGGCGCGGCCGCGATGCGGAGGGAGGCGCCCATCGACCCGACCCACTGAATCACATGTGACCACCACAAGCGACACCGGAGGGACCATGAAGGGCGACCGCGCCACCATCACGACGAAGGATGGGCAGACGCTCATCCTCGTCGCCCGAACGTCCGGCTCGGACATCGAGGTCGATGCCAAGGCCGAGTTGGACGCCCGCACCGGGCAGGGGTTCTACCTCATCCACGAGCGCCGTGGCGACAAGCACCGGACGCCGGCGCGGACCATCCGCGTCTCGGCCGATAGCCTCGTCGCCATCGTGCAGGACCGCGTGGGCGATGACACGGCGGGCAAGCCGCGCGCGCCCCGGACCCGGAAGCCCAAGGCCGACGATGCCGAGGGCTGACATGCCGCCCTTCGGCGTCATCATCGCGAAGGGCTACACCTACTCGAACATGGGCACGTGCTCATCGTGCGGCGCCGACATCGTGTGGTGCTACTCGCCCAAGGACAATCGGGTGCCGATGAACAAGGACGGCGTGAGCCACTTCGCGACGTGCCCCAACGCAGCCGACCACCGGAGGAACCGATGACCCGCTTCGACCAGTACCGCCGCGACGTTCACGAGGCGCTCGCGGCCGCCATGGTGCCCATCGAGGGAGGGCCGCTCGACGGCGTGCTCATGCTCTCGGCGGACAGCGCCTCCCGGGTGCTCGCGGCCGTCCCGGTCCCGCCGCCCGATGAGTCGGAGGCCGAACTGACCGAGCCGGCCACGGTGCATCTGCGGGCGACGTGCCACGTGCACGGGTGCGGCATGACCATCCCCATCACGGGCACCATCGAGTCCTACACGAAGTCCCGGGCCAAGGGCGGCATCGCCGGGATGCTGCTCATCAGCAGTCCCGTCGTGCACGTGTGCGGACAGACCGTGCTCCCCCTCACGTCCCCCGAGGCCGCCGGCCAGACGGAGGCGTGGGACATCACGGGGCTGACCGGCCCGGACGTGGGGTCCCTCGGCATCGAGCGCATCCGGGACGTGCTCGGGCGCGTCGGCGTCGAGGTCACGGCCGAGACGGTGGACGGGTGGACGGAGCCCCAGCGCGAGGCCGCCGTCCAGTGGGCGGTCGGCTACCACGTCTCATCCGGGACCGACGATGAGCCGACCCGGCCGGACCACGTGCCGGCGCCGCGCGACTCGTACCACTCGGACCTCCCCGAGGGTGAGACGGACGGCGGGTTGCCCGAGGGGACCCCGCCCGACGTGGCCGGTGAGCCGGACGCGTGCCCCTACGCCGGGTGCACGCTCTACGCCGAGCACAAGGGCGACCACGTGGACGCCCACGGCGCGGCCATCAAGGGCCGGGGCCGCAAGGCGCGGACGCCGAAGCCGTCGCCGGCGAACGACCCGGCGCCCGAGGACCCCACCGAGCGGCCGGACGTGCCGGACGCCTTCCGGGACGCGCTCCCGGATGACCCCGACCTCCTGCCCGAGTAGTGGCACACGGGCAGTGCCCGACGTGTGGCGGTGCCGGCTCCGTCTGGAAGGGCGGACCGGCCGGCCACCCGGTCGGCAACCCCGTCTGCTACCGATGCGGCGGGACCGGCAAGTGGAACCGATGGGAGGACCGACCACGTGGGGACACGACTCGACGGGCTGACCGCTGAGGACGCGGCCGTCATCGCCGGCTCGGCCATCCGTGACGCGCACAACGCCATCGCGGCGGCAGCGGCCGCGGACCTCGTGGACATGCTTGGGCTGTCCACGGACGATGCGCTCGTGGTCGCGTGGCGGATGGCGCCGAACCTGCTCACGGTCGCCATCGCGTCGATGATGGCGGCCGCGGACGCCGGCTTCATGCTCGCGGAGCACCGGAAGGCTCGTGCCATGCCGGCGCTCGAGACTGCCCCGCTGGAGCGGGTCGATGGCCGGGACCTCGTGCTCCCGGATGACCCGGACGCGTGAGCCGGTCATGCTCGCGGTGCGGCCGCGGGACCACGCACGCGGATGGCCTCTGCTGGCGGTGCAGGCCGCGCAGGGCGCCCAGCCCGACCCGCGGCGGTCGTGGGCACCGGGACCCGGTGTCTGAGCCCGTGGCGGCCGCTGTTCGCGGTCAGGATGGTCCGTGCGTCGGCCGGTTCCTCCCCATCCCGGGACCGTGCGGCGGGCCGACCGAACTGGACCACGTGGACAGCGAGGGGATGGGCCGGCGCGGACCATCCTGCCGCTGCAACCTCGTCGCGCTCTGCCGGGCGCACCACCGGCACAAGACCGAGCACGCACGGGCCATCCGGCCCATCCTCCGCGCCTACATCGACAGCCTCTACCGGTTGTCCACACGTTGTCCACATCGACCCGCGGGGACGCCGTGACAGGCCCATCCGACCGGCGTACCATCCCCGACCCCGGCGAACCGCCGGGACAACCCGACCCTGATGGAGAACCCGACATGCCTTGGGTCCGGCTCGACGCCGACATGCTCCGTAGCCCCGCCGTCGCCGCCCTGACCGATGACGCGTTCCGCGCCTACGTCACCATCGCCGCCGCCGGCAGCGAGACATCCCCGCCGGGTGAGTGGGCATCGCACGCCCACCTCGCCGCGTGCGTCCCGGGTCGCGTCATGGACCGGGTGGATGACCTCGAACGGGCCGGGCTGCTCTCCCGGGAGGGTCCGACGTACCGCGTCGTGGAGCGTGGGTTCTACCCCGGCGAGTCGGACGCGGCCGCCCGGATGCGACGCCGGCGCGCCGAACCGTTCGCGAACGGTTCAAGAACGGTTCACGAACCCCTCACGCGCGCGTCGTCGTCGTCATCGTCGTCGTCGTCAACGCCGAACGCTGCAACGCCCCCCTCGGTCCCCCCACCGGACGCCGACACGTGGCACCGGGTCGCCACGCTGGCCGAGACGCTGACCGGCCGGGCGTTCGTTCTCCCGGACCCGACCACCCGGCTCGGGGAGCGGATGGTGCGGATGCTGGCGAAGCACGGCCTCGATGCCGTCACGGACGCGATGACCCGGGCCGCCACGGCCGCCGGCATGTACCCCGAGATAGGTCAGGTCGTGCTCGGCGCCGGCAACATCCTCGACGCCGTGCCCCTCGTGCCCCGGGCACCGGCCGACTGCTCGACGTGCCTCAACACGGGGCTGACGGCCGGCGGGAAGCGGTGCCCCGACTGCCGGCGCGGTAGGACCGACGCATGAGCGCCGACCTCGACGCGCTCGCCAAGTCCGGCTCGCTGGCCGACCGCCGGGTGACCGCGTACCTCGACACGCTGGACCTGTCCATGGTCATCGGCATCCTCGGCAACGGCGAACTGGCGACCACGTACGCCGAGCCCATCTACCGCCACGGCGAGGACCGTGCCCGCCGGTGGCGGCAGGGCGACGGCCGGCCCGGACTCGCGGACGATGACCCGGCCGTCATCGCGGCCATCGGCCGCTGCGCCATGGCCCGATGGCGGACCCGACCCGTCGCCGGCGTGAGCGTGGCCGTGACCGCCGAGCACCCGACGAAGTGCGGATGGTGCGAGTACCCGGCGACCGAGCTTCAACGGGTGCTCGATTGGGCGGTCTGGGCCGGCCGCCTCATCGTGGACGAGTGGATGGTCTGGACCCGGAGCGGCGCGACGTACCGCCGCCAGACCGGCCGGACCAACCGCTACGAGAACCCGCGCTGGCAGGTGTTCGCCACCCTGACCCCATCGGAGCAGCGGCGGCTCGTGGACGCGGCCGCGGCGGCATCCCGGACGATGCTGGAGGACGCGCCGGCGACGGTGGTCACGGATGGCCCGGGAACCGAGCACGCGCCGTGGTGCGACCTCCGCGATGACCACCCGGGCGACTGCCCCAACCCGCCGGATGACACCGATGGCTCGTGACCCGCTGACCCCGACCCCGGCGGACCTCCGGGCGCTCGCCGTGCTCGTGGCGCAGGACCGGCCCATCACGGCCGGATGGTTCGCCCGCATCCTGTGGTCCGACTCGAACGGCTGGGACCGCCGGTCGCACCGCCACGCGACCCCGGCCGGAGGCGCCATGGCGGTCGGCTTGAAGATGCGCGCCGGCGTGACCCTCGGCCGGCTCTGGCGGATGGGCTACGCGTCCCGGCGCGGGTCCGCCCCGACCTACTGGACAGCGACGGAGGCCGGGCGCCGTGCGGCCGCAGCGTGACGCCCGGGACGTGCTGCTCCGGTCGATGTCCGAGGCCCAGATGCAGCGGACCATCATCCAGACGGCGCAGATGCACGGATGGCGCGTCCACCATGACCCGCCCGTCAGGCTTTCGCGGCGGGACGGCACCTTCCAGCACATCACGGCCACGGCCGGCGACCCCGGCTTCCCGGACCTCGTGCTCGCACGTGCCGGCGAGGTCATCATCGTGGAGTGCAAGCGGCAGGTCGGCGCGCAGTGGAAGCCGGGCCAGCGCGAGTGGCTCATGGCGCTGGGTGCCCGCGTGGTCCGGCCGGCCGACATGGACGCGCTGCTCATCCGGCTCCGGCTCCCCGTCCGGGTGGTACCGGTGCCGACCCGCAACACGTGACCATGGTACCAGTGGACATGTCCACCGGGCCGGGGTAGTGTTGCCGCATCGACCAACCGCCCCGGCCGGAACGCCGGAGGGAGACGCCCCGATGACGCACACGTGCCAGCGATGCAAGACCCCGGTCCCCTTCGTGGACCTCCGGTCGCACTCGTGCCCCATCCTCCCCGGCCGGTCCGAGTGGGTCCGCCGCGCGGCCGCCGCCACCCTTCCGGCGAAGGTCACCCGATGACCTACATCGACCGCCTCTACGCCGACGCCGAGCATCGCGCGCTCCACCCGGAGGGCATCAGCATCGTCGTGGACGGTGCCGACCTCCGGTCCGCCGCCGAGGCCGCGGAGGCGCTCGGGCGCCGGCTCGGGCACGTCATCCACGCCGAGGCCATCCCGGGCTCGGACCTCGTGGAGGTCGTGTTCGCGGACCTCGGTCCCGCCACCCGGACCACCACGACGAAGGGAGGCATCCGCACGGCCGACCGACCATCCTGACCCATCCCCCTCATCGCCGGCGGGTGCTCGCACCCCTCCTCCAGCGCCACCCGCCGGCGTCCACTCCCGGGCACGGACCCGGACGAAGGAGCACCCGACCATGACCGACATGACGTGGGGCGAGGCACTCGGGACCGACGAGGGACCCGCGTTCTATCAGCCGCCCGATGACCCGCCGCAGACCGAGGATGAGGCCGACCACGCCGCGTACCGCGCGTGGCTCCGGACCGTGGACCAGACGCCCGATGCCAACGTCGCCCGGGCGACCGACCAGATGGCCCGGGCGCACGCCATCCACGAGGCCAACCCGGCCGTACCCTTCATCACGTGCCTCACCATGGCCGGCGACGCGCAGTCGGCCGAGGCGGCCACGTCGATGCTCGACGCCGGCGTGAGCTTCGTCCACGCGACCATCCACGTCGGCTCCTACAGCCGCATCCGGTGGATGCTCGACATGGCGCGCGCCGGCCGGGTGCCCGAGGCGACCGTCTGGGATGCGCTCCCGGCGTGGTGGCCGCACTCGGACCCGGATGACACGGACCCCGACATGCTCCGGCTGTGGGAGGACGCGTGGGCCGCCAACGGCCACCGGACCATCCTCGATGACCCCGACAAGCCGCTCCCGCCCGGGCGCCGGCTCGTGGTCTACCGCGGGCAGGGTCGGGATGACCGGGCCGGCATCGCGTGGTCGCTGTCGGAGGACGTGGCCCGCAAGTTCGCGAACGGCGCCAGCGTGCGCGTCCCGGGCGGCATCCCCAACCCGGTCGTCTACACCGCTCGCATCCACCGGCGGATGGTGATGGCCTACCTGACCACCCGGCGCGAGCAGGAGGTCATCATCAACCCGGCGTTCCTCCGGTGAGCGCCCTGACCGGATGGCGCTACACCGTGAGCGCCATGCTCCCCGCCGGGACGGTCGCGTGCGAGCCGCAGCGGCGCCGGTTGCTCCCGGACGGCTGGGACCGGCTCGACGTGTCGGAGTCCATCGCGGCCGCCATCCGCGCCGGCGTGCCGCTCTGGGTGTCCCCCGACGTGGGCGACTGGATACGCCGCTCCGTCGTGCAGCCGGGGATGCCCGGGCACCCGGACGGCGCGACGCTCCGGCGCTGCGTCGGCGCGTTCCGCCGGGTGTGCCTCGCGCTCACGGACGCCATCCTCTGCCCGGCGTGCTGGGCCGAGGTCGAGCGCATCGACCCGAAGGGCCGGGCGGTGTTCCCGCCGCCCCGGCCGCCGCTCCCGTCCCGGGCGGTCCGGCTCCCGGTCCGCGGGACCGTCGAGTGACCCCGCTCATCGCGGCCGGCGGCATCGTCGCGTGCGTGTTCGCGCTCGTGCTCGCGGCCATCGCCGGGATGGGCACGTTCTTCGCGTGGCGCGAGTCCCGCGAGCCGCCGCCCGCCGTCATGGTGGTGCTGGCGCTCGCGGGGTTCTGGTCGCTCGTCGGCGTGGTCGCGCTCGCGGCCGTGTCGCGTTGACGGTGCGCACCGGTACGGCCGGGGCAGCCGATGGTACCGGTTGACATGTCCACCCGGAGGCGTCAACGTGGGACCCATCAACCGCCCCGGCCGGAACGCCGGACGCACGAGGACCCGACCGTGACCCCGACCTACTCGCTCGACAGCCGCCCGACCACCCCGCCGGCCGACTACATCACGGACCCGCGGTGGGTCACGCTCCGCGAGGACGGCTCCCCGTTCGTGTGCGGTGACCGCTTCGTGGTCGCGCACGGTGGCTGGAAGGAAGCCGCCATCGACCGCCCCACCTTCAACCCCGAGTGGTCCGCTAACTTCGGGCACGGGTGCGTGGAGCCGGTCCCGTGGCTCGGCGCCGCGTGCCGCGCCCACAGCGAGGCCGTCAACCGGGCGCTCGACACCCGGCTCTCGGACATCCCCGACGCATCGACCCGCAAGCCGTCCGGCGGCACCGGGCAGCGCGTCGCGAAGGACCCCGAGGTCGTGGCGCTCATCGCGGAGGCGACCGCGTACCTGAACGCGATGGCCGACCGCCGCGCGTCCACCGGCTCCACCGGCATCCCCGACTTCATCCTCACCCTCATCGCGGACCGTGAGCGCAAGGGGCCGGCCTACTTCCGGGTGACCGAGAACATGGCGGCCGCCATCATCCGCACCCGGGACGCCGCCGCCCGGCGCGAGGCCGACCGCCCGGCGACGCCGGCGCGCGACCGCGAGGACGAGGCCAAGGCGTGGGTGCTCGCCCATGCGGACCGCAACGACTTCGCGCGCTCGCTGCTCGCCGGGATGCGCCGGTTCGGCTCGCTGACCCAGAACCAGTACGACGCGGTGCTCCGCAACGTGGACCGCGACGCCGCCCGCACCGCATCCCCGGAGCGGCCCGCTCAGGCGACGCAGCCGGCCGTGACGCAGGACGGGTGGTACCAGAAGGGCGCGGACATCTTCAAGGTCCAGCGCGCCGTCCACGGGTCCGGCAACCTCTACGCCAAGCGGCTCGTGGTCACGGGTCCGGGCGAGGCGTCGTGGGAGTACGCGCCGGGCATGGTCCGGCTGCTGACGGAGGCCGACCGCCTCACCGTCGAGGCCGCCGCATCGTTCGGCCGGCTCTACGGCGTGTGCGCGGTGTGCGGCCGGACCCTCACGGACGAGGGCAGCATCGAGGCCGGCATCGGCCCGGTGTGCATCAACAAGGTCGCCCGCTGATGGGCGCCACCAGCAAGGAGGTCACCATGGACGGCATCAACGCCGCCATCGGTCAGGCCGCCATCGCCGGGCTCGCCGGCGTCGTGGCGGTCCTGCTCGTGGTCGGGGTCCTGCTCGTCGCCGCGTCCCGGCGATGACCGGGGACCTGACCCTCCGGCTCGGCGCCACCGTGCCCGAGAAGATGTCGCTGATGGCGTCGGTGCTGCTCGCGGAAATGCTCGCGGAGGACCCGACCATCGTGCGCACGGAGACGATGATGGTCCCGCCCGGCGCCGACGCGCTGGAGACGCTGCGCTCCATCGCGCCGCTGTCCATGGTCTGGGACTACATCCGTGACCATCCGTCGTGCTGGGTGGTCGCCGTGGTGGGCGAGTCGGGATGAGGGACGGCACGGCGGCGGTCATCGAGGCCGTGCGCGATGTCATCTGGCGCGGCCACGCCAACCGGTCCGGGCTCGCGCTGTCCGAGCGCAACGAGTCGGTCGCGACCCTCCGCGCGTGGATGCGTCGCTCGCGCGCCGACCGCGAGGCCGACGCGGCCGCCGACCCGGCGCTCGCGGCGCTACTCCGGACCGTCGAGCGCGTGGCGTGGGCGTCGTGGGCCAACCGGGTCGGACCCCGGTACGCGGAGCGCAGGCAGTACGTGGCCGAGTGCCGCGGAGCGCTGGAGGCGTGGGACCGTGGATGACCTGACCCGACCCGAGCGCGGCCGCGCCGGACCGCTCGGCGGCGCTCTATTCCGCCGACCCCGGCGCCCGTCATGTCAGTGCACGCACTACTGCCACGGCACGCGGTCCCGTTCCGGCGAGCGCCGGTGCTGGGGCTCGCCCACGTCCACGGACGGGACCATCCGCATGTGCGGCCGCTGCTGGGCGACATGCTGACGTGCCCCGTGGTCGGATGGTGCTTCATGTCCACGCCGCGCCGTGGTGGCGGGCGCATCGACCGCCGGTCCTGCCCGGAGTGCGGCGCGCCCGGCCGGCGGATGCGCCACGCGGACGGCACAGCGTCCGCCGTGATGGCCGAGCACCGGCCGCTGGCGCCCGAGCCGACCGCGCCCGGTGTCATGGCGCCGCCCGCCCCGCCCGAGCCGTCTCAGGCCGTCTAGGGCCGGCGTAGACTCCCGGCATCCCGGCCGCGTGCGCCGGGCATGAGGGGAGACACCCGACCATGACCGCATCCGCCATCGAGCGCAAGGAGGGGTTCCTCGTCGCGCACCGCCGCGTGGCGTTCGCCGCCGCCGGGCTCGCCATCGCGAGCAACTGGGTCTGGGCGCCGTCGCTGTTCGTGTCGGCGCAGCAGGCGTATCAGAACGGGCTCTGGGGGCTCGCGTGGTTCACCATCCCGAACGTCCTCTGCCTCCTGCTGTTCGCGGCCTTCGCGGCGCTCATCCGGGAGCGCGTGCCGGACGGCTACACCCTCCCGGCGTACATGCGCGACCGCCACGGGCCGGCGGTGCACCGGCTCTACCTGACGCAGATGGGCTTGCTCGCGCTGGGGTCCTTCGCCGTCCAGTTGCTCGCCGGCGGTGTGTTCATCGCGCAGGTGACCGGGCTCGCCTTCGTGCCCCTGACCATCGGGCTCGCCGTGTTCGCCCTGTCCTACTCGCTCATCGGCGGGCTGCGCGCGTCGCTCGCGTCCGACTGGCTCCAGATGCTCATCATCCTCGCCATCGCGGCGGTCATCGTGCCGTGGGTCATCATCGAGTCGGGCGGCTACTCGACGGCCGTCGCCGGGTTCGGCGGCACGTCCGGGAAGGACCCGCTGCTCATCGCCCTGTCCTTCGGCATCCCGACCACCATCGGGCTCCTGTCGGGTCCGTTCGGGGACCAGTCCTTCTGGCAGCGCACGTGGGCGACGGAGGCCGGGCGCGTCAAGGCCGCGTTCATCGTCGCGGCGGCCGCGTTCGCCGTGGTGCCCCTGACGCTGGGCCAGTTGGGCTTCATCGCCGGCGGCGCCGGCATCCCCGTCGAGTCGGCCCAGACGGTGAACATCACGACGGTCCAGTTCTACCTCCCGGCATGGACCACCATCCCCTTCGCGGTGCTCATCCTCGCCGGGCTCGTGTCCACCCTCGACTCCATGGCGGTCGCCTTCGGCTCGCTCGTGGGCCACGACGGGACCCGCGACGTGGAGCGCGCCGTGACCCGCGCCCGATGGGGCATGGTGGCGCTCGGCATCGGTGGCGTGCTCATCGCCAACATCCCGGGCATGACCATCGTGGGTCTGTTCATCATCTACGGGACGGTCCGCGCCTCGACGTTCTGGCCGACCATCCTCACCCTCCGGTCCGACCGGGTGCGCGGCCGCTGGGTCGCGTGGGGCATCGGGCTCGCCATCGCCATCGGGCTCCCCGTGTCCGCCTACGGCAACCTCCGGGGCGAGTGGCCGGCCATCATCACGGCGTCGCTGCTCGTCTGGGCGCTCTCGGGCGGGCTCACGGCGTGGGGGATGCGCCGGCGCACCTGACACCGGGCTACACTCCGCGCCATGGATACCCGACACCCGGTCCTCCGGGTCCCCCTTGGCGACCTGACCCCGCATCCCCGGAACGCCCGCGAGGGCGACGTGGGCGCCGTGACCGAGAGCATCAGGGCGTTCGGTCAGTACCGGCCCATCGTCGTGCAGCGGGCGCTCCCGGATGGGACCCCGCGCATGGTCATCCTCGCGGGCAACACGACGTGGCGCGCTGCCCGGGCGGCCGGGATGAAGGACATCGACGCGGTGCTGGTGGACACCGATGACGAGACGGCGCTCCGCATCATGCTCGCGGACAACCGGACCCACGACCGCGGCCGGGATGACGATGACCGGCTCGCGGACCTCCTGACCGAGTTGGCGAACGCCGGCACGCTCGCCGGCACCGCGTGGGACCGCGATGACGTGGATGACCTCCTGCGGACCACCGGGCGCATCGCGAACGCCGCGACCTCGTTCCTCACGTCCTACGCGGACCCGAAGCCGGGCATCGCGCCCGGCTCCGGGCTCCACCCGGAGGGCGGGCGCCCGACCCTCGACGCACCGTCCGCCATCGCGGCGGGAGTGGACCCCGGGCTGTTCGTCACGGTGGCCTTCACCTTCGCGCCGGCGGACCGTGACCGCGTGATGGCGGCCGTCAAGAGCGTGCAGGACCGGACCCCGGGGATGACCCAGCCGGCCGCCCTGCTCGCCATCATCGAGCAGTGGGAGCGCATCGCGTGAAGCCGACCATCGTCAACGTCCTGTTCGACATCCCGAAGCGACCGCCGGCCGACGCGCTCGCGGTCCATGGCGCCACGGCGTCGGGGCTCCCCCTGATGGCATCCGCCGGAGACGTGCTGGGCGCCGACGTGCTGTGGGTCCCGCCGCTCCACTCGTTCCCGGTGCACGCGCACCCGGGCGACCATCTGCTCCTGTGCATCGACGGGGAGGGGAGCATCAGCATCGACCGCGAGACGTACATCGTCCGGCCGGGCGACCTCTACCTCATCCCCGGCAACGTCCCGCACGCCGTGGGCGCGACGGAGCGTGGGCACGTGCTCGTGTCCATCGGCGCGCCGCACAAGGCCGTGGACAGTCCCGAGCGGATGGTCCCGACCGACTGGCACGGCACCCGGGTCATGGTCCCGATGCACGCGGACGGCGGACCCATGTGCCTCTGCGGCGCCGGCGAGGCGTCGGACGAGCACAGTATCGAGTGCCCGCGCCGGCCGACCGTCCGGCGCCCCGGGTAGCCCGCCGTGGCGGGCCGGCCGCTCAACCCGTACACCGGGAAGCGGCGCAAGGGCTGGGATACGGTCGCCGTCGAGAAGGACGTGCTCACGCTCGGCCGCGAGCGCATGGCCGAGACGTTCGACCGGTTCGACCACGTGGTTGTCTCGTTCAGCGGCGGGAAGGACTCCACCGTGGTCCTGAACCTCGCGCTCGATGAGGCGCGCCGGCGCGGGCAGCGGCTCCGCGTCATCCACTTCGATGAGGAGGCCATCCCCTACGAGACGGAGCAGTATGTCCGCCGGGTGGCCCAGCTACCAGACGTGGACTTGGAGTGGTACTGCGTCCCCGTGCGGCACCGGAACGCGTGCTCGTCCACGTCGCCGTGGTGGTACCCGTGGGCACCGGAGGCGCGTGACCTCTGGGTCCGGCCGCTCCCGCCGGAGGCCATCACGACGGTCCCGGGCTACCTCCACGATGACCCCGACGCGCGGCTGACCATCCCGGACATCAACGGGCTCCTGCACCCTGCCCGGCTCGGCGCCGTCGCGCTCGTGATGGGCATCCGGGCGGATGAGTCGGTCAACCGCCGGCGCGCCATCACGCACCACCTCCACGACCCGTGGATGACCCGCGCGGGCGGCGCGACGGAGGCCGGCAACGTGACGAAGGTCTACCCGGCGTACGACTGGACGGTCCCGGACGTGTGGCTCGCGCCGGCGCTGCTCGGCTGGGACTACAACCGCGCGTATGACGCGATGGAGATGCTGGGCATCCCCCACCGGGCGCAGCGGTGCGCGCCGCCGTATGGCGAGGAACCGCTGCGCAACCTCGACATGTTCGCGCAGTGCTTCCCGGACATCTGGGACCGGATGGCCTACCGGGTCCCGGGCGCCGCCGCCGCCGCGCGCTACTCGCGGACGGAGCTATGGGCGTTCGGTGGTCTGCCGCCCAAGCCGGACGGGCTCCCATGGACCGAGTTCATCCGGCACCACATCGACCGGCAGCCGCCGGCGTTCCAGCCGTACGTGGCCGACCGGGTGGCATCGTTCCTCCGGCGCCACTACAAGCGCTCCACGACGCCGCTCGCGGAGAAGGCGCGGTGCCCCTGCTGCGGTGTCTCGTGGTCCCTCGTGCTCCGCATCGCGGTCCGGGGCGACGTGAAGGGCCGCAAGGAGACGGCGGCGGGCGGCGCGGATGACGCGGTGCGACGCCGGCGCGAGTACGAGGCCGAGATAGCCGCGCTCACGGCATCCGGGCGCATAGCGGAGGTCATCCCGTGACGGACGAACCCATCATCCGGGCGCCATCGGGCGACCCGTCCACGCAGCCCCTCGCCTCCGTCGAGTGGGTGGACCCGCGGACCCTCCGGGCAAACGACTACAACCCCAACAAGGTCGCCCGGCCCGAGTTGGCGCTGCTCCGGCTCTCGCTGCTGGAGAACGGCTGGACGCAGCCCATCGTGGCGCGCCGCGACGGCGAGATTGTCGATGGCTTCCACCGGTGGACGCTGGGCACCACGGACCCCGATGTAGCCGCGCTCGCCGGCGGGCTCGTGCCCGTCGTGCGCCTCGCGGACATCGACCCGGCGACGCAGCGGATGGCGACCATCCGGCACAACCGCGCCCGAGGCTCCCACGCCGTCATCCGCATGGCCGACATCGTGAACGACCTCGCCGCCATGGGTGTCTCCCGACCGGACATCGCCCACCGGCTCGGCATGGACGATGAGGAGGTTGACCGGCTCATGGACCATGGGCGCATGACCAAGCGCGGCACCCTCGGGGCGACCGGGTTCAGCAAGGGATGGACCACGGCCGACCCCGCGGACGTGACCGACGAGCAGAGGGGCGAGCCGGGCCGACCCCGGACCGTCCGTGGAGGTACCCGATGACGCGCAGGAAGCCCACGCAGCGGCCCACGCAGGCCACGGAGCGACCCGAGACGACCCCGGCCGCTCCATCCACCCCGGATGACCCCTCCGAGGCCGCTCCGACCATCGTGGAGGGCGACGCCGTGCCCGTGGTGGAGGATGACGACGGCGAGACGGACACCGTGCGCCCGGGTCAGGCCATCGCCGCACCGGGCGAGCCGATGGGCGGCTACGAGAAGTGGCGGATGGTGACCGTCGCCGGGTGCGCCATCGAGGGCTGCCCCGACCCCGCGGCCGTCGTGCGGCTCGGTCCCGACTGGCAGGCCGAGGTCACGGACCCGGATGACGGCGCGGCCGTCCCCATCGTCGGCTGCGGCAACCCGTGGCACTACGCGACCGCATCCATGGGCGACGCGCCCGCACCGGTCGGCATCCGGGCGGACATGGCCGCCCCGCCGACCCGTGACGAGCGGAAGGTGACCCGCCGCGAGGCCGGCCACGTCGCGCAGGAGCAGGAGCGGCGCGGCATCGCGGAGGGCGGACCCGGTAGCACGATGTACGTCGTGCGCATCAGCCCCAAGGCGCTCGCCCGCATCCTGTCGGTCGCCGGCATCCCCGAGGTCTACGCCGTGGTGGAGGCGGTGCCCGAATGAGCGCCAAGACGCTGCGCACGCCGGAGCGGCTGGAGGTCATCACGCGGGCGCTGCGCTCCGGTGCCACGCGGACGGACGCGGCGGTGTACGCCGGCATGGACGTGCGGACGCTGCAACGCTGGTGTGTCGCATCCGCCGCTGTCCAACGCGCGTGCGACGAGGCCGAGGCGACAGCCGCCATCCGGGCGACGGCCGTGGTCATGGATGACGCCTTCGGGCGACCGGCGCAGTACGACGATGCCGGCAACGTCATCCGGGCCGAGGTCAAGCCCAACCCCCAGACGGCCATGTGGTGGCTGGAGCGGCGCCGACCGCACGAGTTCGGGCGACGCGTGACCGTGGACGTGCGACAGGCCGTCGAGCGGTACGCGTCCGAGCACGGGCTCGACGCCGACGCGCTCATCGCGGAGGCCGAGGCGCTGCTGGCCGAGCACGCTGCGGTCATGCGGGGGGGCTGACCCGTGGCCGGTCGCACGACGGCCGGCCGGATGATGCCGGGAGACGCGCTGCTGGCGGTGCTGCCACTCGCCGCCGCGCGTCTCCGTGCTCCCGTCAAGAGCCGACCACGCGACTACTGGTATGACCCCGACCGCTGGGTCATGGACCGCGTGCGCTTCGACCCGGGCGAGCGGCCGACCGAGTACCAGTTGGAGGCGCTCCACATGCTGGGCGAGCGCCGGCGCGCGTCCGCCCGCGGACCCCACGGGCTCGGCAAGACCGCCCTGTCATCGTGGGTCATCCTCTGGTTCGTGGACACCCGGGAACGCGCCGGCGTGGACTGGAAGGTGGTCACGACGGCGGGCTCGTGGAGCCAGTTGCGCAACTTCCTCTGGCCCGAGGTCCACAAGTGGTACCCGCGCGTCGTGTCGCCGGCGCTCCGGTGGCGCGAGGGGTCGGAGTTGCTCCAGATGTCCATCAAGCTCCGGTCCGGGCAGGCGTTCGCGGTCGCGTCGAACCGCCCGGAACTCATCGAGGGCGCGCACGCGGACCAACTGCTCTACGTGTACGACGAGGCCAAGTCCATCCTGCCGGCCACCTTCGATGCGTCGGAGGGCGCGTTCTCGGGCGCCGGCGTGGCGGGACGTGACGCCTTCGCATGGGCGGGCTCGACGCCGGGCGCGCCGGTCGGGCGCTTCGCGGACATCCACCACCGGCGGCCCGGCTACGAGGACTGGTGGGCCAAGCACGTCACGCTCGCGGAGGCGATGGCGGCGGGTCGCATCAGCGAGGAATGGGCGGCCCAGCGCGCCCGGCAGTGGGGACCCGACTCGGCCATCTACCGCAACCGCGTGCTGGGCGAGTTCGCGGCCGAGGACGCCAACGTGGTCATCCCCCTCGCATGGGTGGAGAAGGCCGTGGAGCGCTGGCGGGACCTCGCCGGCGGGTACGCTCCCTTCGTCAACGTGGGCGTGGACGTGGCGCGCTACGGCGAGGACCGGACGGTGCTCGCGGTCCGGCACGGGGACGCCATCAGCCGCATCGACGCGCACCATCGCGAGGACACCGCACAGACGGCCGGCCGGGTCGCCGGCGTGCTCCGGGCATCCGGGCAGAACATGGCCCACGCTGAGGCCGTGGTCGATGTCATCGGGCTCGGCGCCGGCGTCGTGGACATCCTACGGGCGCAGGGCTGGCGGCGCATCGTCGCCTTCAACGCGGCGGGCCGGTCGCAGCACGTTGACCGGTCGGGGGAGCTGGGCTTCGCGAACCGCCGCGCGGCCGCGTGGTGGCATCTGCGCGAGGCGCTGGACCCGGCCTTCGATAGCACCATCGCCCTGCCGCCCGACGATGACCTCATCGGGGACCTCGTGACGCCGCTCTACCGGGTCGGCGCCGGCGGCCGTCTCGTCATCGAGTCGAAGGATGACATCCGCAAGCGCCTCGGCCGCTCCACGGACAAGGGCGATGCCGTCGTGCAGGCGTTCGCGCTGCCCGAGCCGGAGGACTTGGAGGGCTACATCGTGTATGACGACCCGCTGGACATCGGCGGCGGGTTCTGACCACGTGGGCCGGCACGGGTGGGCGCACCGCACCCGGGACGGCGTGCCCAAGGTGCCCTACGGCCGGCGGTCCCTCGCGGAGCACCACGCCCGGCGGCTCTCGCGGGTCATGGGCTGGCCGTTCTGGGCGTACGCGTGTGCCTGCGGCGCGTGGCACGTCGGCCGGACGGACGGCCGGGATGAGCCGGCGGACGGCGTGTAGGATGGGCCGCGGGACCGGCGCCGCCGGCGACCGGCCCGAGCCATGGAGGGTGACCCGATGAGGTCCCGTCTGGCCGCGCTGGCGGCCGCGCTCGCGCTCCTGCTGACCGCCGTGCCGGGCGTGGTCCCGGTCGCCGCGCAGGACCCGCCTCCGTCCGTCTGTGACGGGCTGGTGACATCGCCCACCGATGACCCGGTGCCCATCGCCACGAGCACGGGCGAGTCCGGGGAGTGCGCCATCATCACGGTCGGCGGTCAGCCGGCGTGGCGATGGCTCGACGCGGCCATCTTCGTCGGGTGCGCACCGCCCACGGGCGCCGGCACCACGCAGGAGAAGGACGGCTGGTACCTCTGGGGCGTCACACGGGACGCGTCGGGCGCCATCGTCTCGCAGGGCTACGTCGGCACGTCGTGGGCAGGGTGCGGCACCACGCCGCGCGTGTACCACCAGCAACTCGTCCTGCAAGGGTACGACCGGACCATCAGCCTCCGGGTCGAACGCCGGCGCTGGCCGTTCTCGGCGTCCAAGGTCATCGGTGGCGTCATGGAGCGCACGTACGAGGGCACCATCCACGTGCATTGAGCGTGGTAGGCTCCCGACGCAGGTAGGCGATAGCCCCGGGGACGTGTCCGCCCCGGGGCTTCGTCATGGTCGGTCGGGACCCCAATACTGGCTGTCGGGCCGGAGGGGCGACCCGATGGCGCGCGCCTCGTGCTCCAGCGCGCACCGGTAGCACCGCGTCTCGCCCGTGGGGAGGCGCTCCCATCGGTGCTGGAACCACCCGAGGATGCACCGGCGGGTGCGGCGGGTCACGGCCACTGGCGGATGCCCGGGCCGGCCTCGGCCGCCGACCGCGCCGGCGGGCCGAAGGGCTCGCGTGGTGCGTCCACGGCCGCGTCCGATGACAGCGACCGCTCCAGCGCGTCCGTGTCGATGCGGTCGAAGCCGACGTGCGCGACCGCCCACGCCGTCTCCCCGATGACGAGCACGTCGCCGGCTGAGAGGCTCCGGACGAAGGACGGCCAGTCCCGGGCGCCGGTGCCGGCCCAGCGGACCCATGCCTCCTGCATCCGGTTGCCGACCGCCCACGCGATGGCGAGCGCACCATCCTCGTCGTGCGCCACGGCGTCGGGGACCATGACCTCCGGGCCGACGTGGAGCCGGTCGCCGGGCTGGTACTCGAAGAAGCGGCCGGGTCCGTCGTTGAGGTACGTCTTGACGAGCATGTCGGGTATCCCTTCGTGGTGCGTGGTGGCTCAGCGGCCGAGTTCGAGCAGGTCCCAGAGGGCCTCGTTGCGGGTGTCGCGCCCGTGGCGGGTGTGGTCGCGCCGGCCGGGCTCCGTGGAGTCGTACCGCCAGCGGCCATCGAACCCGCGGGTGACGCGGCCGAGCAGTTCGCCGGACCCGTCCGTCACGAGGTAGCGCGCGCGGCCGGCGCGGGTGTCCTCGGCGTCGAGGGTGACGATGGCGGACACCGAGAACCCGCGGGCGTGGGGGTTCGGGTGCTGGACGATGACGGTCTTGCTCACGGTCGATGCTCCATCCGGCTGTCCGGCCGGGGCGGGTCGCGTCGTGCGATGTCCACAAGGTAGCGCGCCGGCAGTGGACTTGTCCACCCGTACGATGGTCATGTGTTGCGCCGGGACCACACTGGTACCATGGCCGGGACCCCGCCGGCCGGACGGGGACCGATGGGCCGCGCCGTCCCGGGCCGCGCAACGCCACCGGACCCGTGGAGCACTCCCGGCCGGCGGGGATTCCTCGCCCGCCCGGGGGAGGGTAGGATGCCGGCATGACGGACCCCATCAGCGACGAGTCGGCCGACTTCGCGTCCACGTCCCTCGCGGAGGCGGCCCTGCTCGCGACCGAGCACGAGGTCGCCGCGCTACAGGAGCGCATCGCGGAGCTGGAGTTCGCGACCGAGGACGCCGGGTGGGAGCGGATTGACGACTCGGGCACGTCCATCGACCCGTCCGCCCAGCATCTACGGCGCGTCATCCGCGACGCGCAGACGATGTACCTCGCGAACCCCCTCATCAACCACGCGGTCGATACCATCGCCGTCTACGTGTTCGGGCAGGGTGTGAACATCGCCGGCGTGGGCGCGGCCAACGACCGGGTGCAGACCTTCATCGCGGACCCGCGCAACGCCAAGGTGCTGTTCGGTCAGGTGGCGCTGCTCGGGCACGACCGGGCGCTCACGTATGAGGGCAATCGGTACTTCGCCCTGTTCAGCAAGCCGGGCACCATCACGAAGGTGCGCACCATCCCGACCCATCAGATGGTCGCCGGCGACATCATCCGCAACCCCGAGGATGACGCCGAGGTCTGGTTCTACATGCGGCGCTGGACGCGGCAGACGCGCGACCGGTCGGGCCGGGTGACCCCGGAGGAACGGGTGGACTACTACCCGTCCGTGGAGTGGGCGCGCGACGCGACCGAGCGGCCCGGGCGCTACGGCGACGGGCCGGACGAGGGGGAGGTCCATTGGGACTCGCCCGTGGTGCACGTGAAGGACGGCGGGCTCACGGGCGCCAAGTACGGCTTCCCGACCATCTACCCGGCGCTCGCATGGGCGCGTGCCGTGTCGCGCGACCTGTCCGACTACGCGACCGTGAAGCGCGCGCTCGCCCGGTTCGCGTGGAAGGTGGTCACGAAGACCCGGGGGCAGGCTCGCTCCGTCCGTGACCGGCTCAACACCGAGGTCACGATGGACAACCCGCGGGAGACGAACCCGGCGCCGGCGACCGGCAGCGCGTTCGTCGCGGTGGAGGGCGCGGACATCACGCCACTCACCACGCGCGGCGCGGCGCCCAACCCGGAGGAAGGCCGGCGGCTCGGGCTGCTCGTGGCGGCCGGCGTGGGCATCCCGGAGACAATCCTGTTCGGCAACGCGGACGCCGGCAACCTCGCGACGGCGCGGACGCTCGACCGCCCGACCGAGTTGATGATGAAGGCGCGGCAGAGCGTGTGGACGGACGCGCTCACGGACATCGTGGCGTATGACCTCCGGCGCGCCGCCGACGAGGGCACCATCCCGCGGCAGGAGCCGGACCCCGACGCCGAGGCGCCGGCCATCCCGGGCGTGGCGGACCCCGCCGGGCTCACGGACCCCGACCCGGTGCTGGACCCGACCGCGGGCGTGGTGCAGGACGCGCCGGTCATGCGCGACGTGGAACTCACGCCGGACGTGACCTTCGTGGACATCCTCGAAGATGACATCGTGGCGCGGGTCGGCGCCATCGTCACGGCCGCGACGCTGGAGGGCCGGACGGAGGCGGGCATCATGCCCCACGACCTCCTTGTGCGGCTGCTGCTGGAGGCGCTGGGCGTGGAGGACATTGACGAGGTGCTCGATGACCTCCACGCGGAGCAGGAGGCGGACGCGGCCGCGGATGCGGTCAACCCGCTCATGGGAGGGATGCCGGGTGACCCGACCGGGGACATCGCACCGCCGGCGGCGTTCGCTGAGGCCATCGACGCGTTCACGGCCACACTGGTCGCCGGGACCGGTCCTCGCCGCCGCGGGGCGCGCGCGACTCGCCCTGTCCGTCGAGTCGGCACGGGACGCGCTACGCCGGCGCCAGCGAACGCTTGACGCCGGACCCATCGAGGACGCGGGCGAGGCGTACCTCCGGGGCGTCTGGGCGGCGCAGGCGGACGCGCTAGCACCCGGGGTCGCCCGCATGGCGGCGGACGTGCGGCTGGAGGCGCGGGTGGCCCGGGCCTTCGATGCCGTCGCCGGCGAGACGCGCGCCGGGTTCGTGGCGGGCGTCCGGGCGTGGTATTCGACCGCCATGGTGCTCGGGGCTCGCCGCGTGGTGCGTCAGGTGGGCGCCAGCGCCACGGAGGCGACCGCGACGGTGCCGCCGTGGGTGAGGCCGCCCCGGGTCATCGACGGGACCGCTGACGTGCCGCTGGACGATGCCGGCCACGCCGTGCTCGCGGGCACCGTGTTCAGCGTGCGCAACCGCGAGGCGGCGGAATGGCTCGACGCGAACGCTGCCCGGCTCGTGCGCCGCGTGGACGCGCAGACGCGCGACCGCATCCGCCGCATCGTGGCCGATGGCCGGGTCGCCGGGTGGTCATCGGAGCGCATCGCCCGGGCCATCAAGGGTGAGTTCGCGTACATGGGCGCCGGGTCGCCGCTGGGTCACATCCAGTCCCGGGCGCACCTCATCGCCGTGACCGAGACGGCGTTCGGGTACGAGAAGGGCAAGCGCCTCGTGGTGGACCGGATGGCCGACGCCGGGCTGCGGATGGAGAAGTCGTGGCTCACGGTCGGGGACGGCCACGTGGACCCGACGTGCAGCGACAACGAGGCGGCCGGCGCCATCCCCCACGATGAGTCCTTCCCGTCGCTCGTGGAGGAACCGCCGGCGCATCCCGGGTGCCGGTGCACGGTCACGTACCGCGCCCTGTCGCGTGGCGAGCGGACGGACATCCCGGAGCCGTCGGCGCCCGCGGTCCGGGTGCCCACGGACCCCGCGGTGCTCAACGGTCCGAAGCCGTTCCGCGGGTCCTTCGCGGACACCGGGCTCTACGCCGACCTCCCGGAGTTGCCGCGTCCCATCGCCAACGAGATACGGTCATCCCTCGCCGCCAACGCCCGGGACTACCCGGCGGCCGCGCGCACCTTCCGCGGGACCACGTACGGCATCCCATCGGCGGCCGAGACGGACATCGCGCTCGTGACGCACTCGGGCTCGGCGGCAGAGGGCACCCTGCGGACCTACATGACCGTGGGCGACAAGTTCAAGGACGCCAAGAACCTCCGCACGCTACAGGCCGACCTCGCGGAGGATGCCGTCGTGTACCCGAAGTACGGGCCGACCCCGTGGCGCACGACGGGCGATGTCAAGGGCGTCATCGACCACGAGTGGGGGCACGTGGTCCATCGTGCGCACGGCGAGGCCATCGACGCGTTCCTGAGCCGCACGCTGCCCGAGCGGCTCGCGGCGCGTGGTGGCGCCGGCACCGTCCACCCGTCGCAGTACGCGGCGGCCAACGCCCGCGAGCAGTGGGCCGAGTTGTTCAGCGAGGCGCGGTCTGCCCGAGCCTACGGCGACCTCTCGCCGGCCGGTCAGGTGACGCGCGAGTGGCTGCACGAGCAGCGCGTGAAGGGGCTGTGGGACTGAAATGACGACGGTGCGCTCGCCCATGTGCCTCCGGTGCCTCCGCTACCGCGGTGCCCGGACGTGCGACCCGTTCCCGGGCGGCATCCCGGAGCGCGTGTTCTTTCGGGCCGGGGACCACCGGACGCCCATCGCCGGCGACGGCGGGCTCGTGTTCGTGCAGGACCCGGACCGCCCGCGCATCCCGCGCGACGGGTGGAACCGATGAGCCGGCGCAAGGACGCCGAGGTCGGCAACATCATCCACGTGCGGCGCTCCCCGTCAGACCCCTGCGCGCCCGCCATCGTCACGGCCACCGGTCGCGTGCTCGTGGTCACGGAGTTCCCGTCCGGGTCCGCGCCGGCGCCGGGCACCCGCGTCGCGTCGGCCGAGTGGCATTGGGGGACGGACCACAAGTAGGCCGGCCGGCCCGCTGCTAGCATCCGCGTGACCCGCGGTACTTGCGCGCCGACGCCGGCACGCTGTATCCTCCGGCCGCGGGCAGCAACGAGGGCCACCATGGACCGCATCACCCGCGCCATCCTTGCTGTCGAGAGCGCCACCGGGCTCGGTGCGCCGCTCCCCGGCAACCCGTACGCGAGCACCGCGGCGGGCGAGGCGATGGCCGCTCTGGCCGCCCTGTCGGCCATGCCGGTGTCGGAGGCCGGGCGCGTGTTCAGCGCCGCCAACGAGCAGACCCTCCGGACCATCGCGCAGGCCATCAACGCGCTGCTCGCGCAGGTCCAGCAGGCACCCGCCGCGCAGCCGGTCGCCGGCGGCCAGCCGGGCGCTCCCGCCCCGGGCGCCGCCCCGGGCGCGCCCGTCCCGGTGCAGCAGTCCGCCGATGGGCTCCCGGACGGCGGGACCGTGGTGCAGGAGGCCGTGGTCCCCGTGACCGAGGCGTCCCGGCAGCGCGGGCTCATCAAGGTCATCGACGCCGGGTGGGGCTCGTCCGGGTTCTACGGCCGGCCGGTGCTGGAGCGCGACGCGGCCACGGCGTTCCCGACCGGGACCAAGATGTTCTGGGACCACCCCGACCCGTCCGCACCCGGGCGCCCGGAGCGCTCGCTGCGCGACCTCGCGGCCGAGACGACGGGTCCGGCCCGGTGGATGGATGACGGGCCGCAGGGTCCCGGCGTCTACGCGCCGGCGAAGGTGTTCAGCGCGTACGCGCCGGCCGTCGAGGAGTTGAAGGACCACATCGGCGTGAGCATCCGCGCCGGGGCGCTCGTCTCGACGGGCACCGCGGAGGGCCGCACGGGTCCGGTCATCCAGCGGCTCCTGCCGCACGCGACCAACAGCATCGACTTCGTGACCATCCCCGGGCGCGGAGGGCGTGTAGCATCCCTGTTCGAGGCCGCTCGCGGCCGCAACGACGCCGGCGGCGCCGGCACCACGGAGGGCACGAGCACCATGGGACTCCCGACCGGCACCACGACGGATGACACCGCGGCCAAGTTGGCCGAGGCCATCCGCGAGCGCGACACGGCGCGCACCGCCGCCGCCATCCTCGCCTCGGGCGCGGTCATCGCGGAGGCGCTGTCCAAGGTGGACCTCCCGGGTGCCGCGAAGGCGGTCATCACGGAGCGGCTGTCCGCCGACCCGCCCATGAAGGACGGCGTGCTCGACAAGGAGGCGCTGACCAAGGCCGCCACCGAGGCCGCGACGAAGGAGGCCGCGTACATCGCGGCGCTCACCGGCAAGGGCGAGGTCCGCGGCATGGGCTCCGGCACCGCCCCGGCCACGGGCGCCGGCGCCGGCACCACGTCCACCGAGGCGTCCGAGGCCGCGCTGGAGGCGCAGTTCGTCGCGCTCGGGCTGTCGGAGTCGGCGGCCAAGGTCGCGGCGGCCGGCCGCCGCTAACCCACCGGGCGACACCCGGTCCCACCCGGTAGGGAGGTACCCAGACAATGGCGACCATCGTGCGGTATCAGGAGGGGAACCAGTTGCGGCTCCCCGTCGCGTCCGGCGTCGAGTCGAACGACCTCGTGGTCTTCGGCAACCAGCCGGCCGTCGCGCTCACGGACCGTGACGCGGACGGGTACGCGACGCTCAAGTTCGACGGCGTGGTGAACGTCGAACTCGCATCCGCGAGCGCCGAGGATGCGGTCTACATCACGCCGTCCACCGGCGCCCTGTCGCTGACGGACGACGCCGACAAGGTCTTCTTCGGGGTCTGCATCACGGACTCCGACGCGGACGACATGGTGGACGTTCGCATCGGCGGCATCGAGCCGGGCTCCGGGTCGTAACCCGACCACGCGCCACAGCAGCACAGGAGGGTCATCGACCATGGAGTTCTTGGAGACGCTGGAGTCCATCCGCGCCGGCGAGGCGGATGTCCAGCGCATGTTCGCCGGCGAGGGCCAGCGCGCGCCCGGCCGCACGGTCGCGGGCGAGCGGCCGGAGTACCGGCGCCGGCTGCTGGAGGCGGTCACCTTCGTCGGGGAGGTCTACGCGGGTCGCCGGCCCACGTACCACCTCTCGGAGGCGATGAGCACGTCCGACTTCCCCATCCTGTTCGGGGACATCCTCGACCGGCAGATGCTGGCCGAGTACCGCGAGCGGACGGGGCGCTGGGAGCGTGTCGCGAAGCGCCGCGTGGTGCGCGACTTCCGGGGCGTCAAGCTCATGAAGCCGCTGACCGGGCTCGCCGGTCAGTTGGAGGAAGTCGGGCAACTGGCCGAGTACCCCGAGGGTGCGATGGCCGAGCAGTCGCCGCAGGAAATCACGGTGACCAAGTTCGGCAAGCGCGTCGGCGTCTCGTGGGAGACGCTGGTCAATGACGACCTCGACCTCCTGCGGGCCATCCCCGGGCGCCTCGCCCGCATGGCGCGCCGGACCGAGGCGTACAAGGCCACGGGGCTCTACGCCACGAGCACCGGCCCGTCGAGCACGCTCTACTCGACGGCCAACAAGAACCGGGTGCACACGGAGAACGGCGCGGCGTCCAACAACCCCGCGCTGACCATCGCGTCCCTCACGGACGCGCTGCTCATCTTCGGCAACCAGTTGGACGAGGATGGCAACCCCATCGAGCACGAGGCGGTGACCCTGATGGTCCCGCCCGCGCTGGAGGTCATCGCGAACAACATCATCAACGCCACGTCGGTCGAACTCACGACGGACGGCGGCACCGTGGGCGGCACGCCGTTCCCGGAGCGCCGGCTGCTCGCGGCCAACTGGCTCAGCAAGCGGGTCGCCATCGAGGTCAACCCGCTCCTGCCGCTCATCGACACGACGCGCGGCAACACGGCGTGGTACCTGTTCGCGAACCCCAACGCGGACCGGGAGGCGCTCGTGATGGCGTTCCTGCGCGGGTGGGAGGACCCGGCCGTGTTCATCAAGAGCGCCAACGCGCGACGGGTGGGCGGCGGCGGGGACATCGACCCGCTCGACGGCGACTTCGACACGGACAGCGTGGCCTACAAGGTCCGCCACGTGCTCGGCACCGCCGTCGTGGACCCGAAGGCGACCGTCGCCAGCAACGGCAGCGGCTCGTAATCGGGCGCCGGCACCCGCCGGCATCATCCGAGGGGCACAGCGCCCGGTCCGGGATTGCATCCGGGCCGGGCGTTCCTCGTCTCCGGGGAGGGAACCGTGACCATCTACCGCGGCAACCGGCTGGGCGTGGATGACCCGCTCATCCTCGGCGGGCGCATCGACGCGGCCGCGCCGGTGGGCGTCATCGCCGGCAACGACCTCCGGGACCCCGACCCCACGACGCCGGTGGTCATCGACGGGAACCGGATGCCGTACTCTGACCTCGCGCTCATCACGGCCGGGGACGCGCCCGTGGGCGGCCCGTACATCATCGGCGGGGAGCGCATCCTGCCGGGAGGCGAGACATGACGTGGACGCTGGACCGGGACACGGACCGCGGCAAGGTCCGGGTGCTCATCACGGGCGAGGCCGTCGAGGCGACCGCCGTGTTCGAGGACGCGGACATCGACGTGCTCCTGTCCATCGAGGGCACGGTGCTCCGGGCGGCCGCGCTCGGGCTGGAGCGCATCGCCGGCGACAACGCGCTCCTGCTCCGCAAGGTCCGCGACGCCGACCCGACCGCCGACTCGGTGCTCGGTGGCGTGACCAAGTTGACGGTCGGCTCCATCACCCTCGACGGCGCCAAGGCGGCCGAGACGTTCCTGATGCTCGCGGCCCGCTACCGCGCGGCGGACGCCGACTCTGACGCCGGCGTGGAGGATGACATCGGGTGGGCCGGGATGGCGCTGGACCCCGTGTCCCACCGGGACATCCTGCTCGATGACATGCGCCGGCGCGGGGCGTTCTGATGCCGGCCATCGACCTCCGCGGGCTGCTCGGACCCATCGTCCAGCAGGTGGCCGCGACGGTGTTCCCGACCACGGTCGCCATCGAGCGCCCGGTGCGCACGCAGGATGACGCCGGCGACCCCATCGACACGTGGGAGGACGTGGACGCCGACGTGCCGGCGGTCATCGAGCCGCTGTCGAACCGGACGGCCGCCTACTTCCCGAACGTGCCCACGGAGTCAACCGACGTGAGCATCCTGCTCGCGGGCGACCGGGACATCCAGCCGGAGTACCGCATCCGCGAGGAATACGTGCCGACCGCCGACCCCGACCCACGCGCCGGCGACCGCTGGGACGTGGTGGGCGTGGCGCGCGACCCCGCCCGCGCGACCACCATCATCCTCGGCCGTCGCCGGCGCCCGGGGACGCCCGACGAGGGCTCCTGATGCCCGCCGCGCGGCGCGACGCCCGCGGACGGTTCATGTCCGACCGGGCACGCGCCAACGTGACCATCGTGGGCATGGACGAGCTGGAGCGGCAGTTGCAGATGCTCGCGGACCTCGGCGTGACCGGCGCCATGACCGCGCTCATCGGGACCGACCTCACCGACCCGCCCTACCCGTACTTCCTCGAATACGGGACCTCGCGGATGCCCGCCTACCCGGCCGCCCGCCCGGCGTTCGATGAGACGCGGGACGTTGCGCTCTCCACGGTGGCCGACCAGTTGGGGCAGGCCATCGCCCGGGGGAACCGACGCCCGGAGGACACCATCGAGCCGGCGCTGCTCGCCGGCGGGTGGGTCATCGCGACCCGGTGGGCGGAACTGGCGCGCTACCGCACGGGGACGTATCGTCGGTCCATCCGTCCGACCGTCGTGGAGGGGCTGTACGAATGACCGCCGCCGGGCTGAGCGAGGCCCTGTTCGACTGGCTCACGTCCACCGTGCCGCTCGCCGGCGGGTGGTACCCGCTCCGGCTCCCTGACGGCGCCATGAAGGATGGCGTGTGCGGCACGTACCAGCGCATCAGCACGCGCCGCCCGATGACCCACTCCGGCGGCACCACGTGGGCGCAGCGCCGGTTCCAGTTGACCATCTACGCCGACCGCTACACCGCCGCGCTCGTGGCCGCCCGGGACGTGGTGGACGCGCTCAACGGCGTCCGGGCGTCCATGGACGGCTGGGACGTGTCCGCCACCATCGCGGACGAGGCCGAGGACGTGGACCCGGAGCCGCGCGGGCTGTTCCGGCAGCGCATCGACGTGATGCTGGGGTCCGACGCGCCGTGATGGACCCGACCACGCACCGCGCCAGCGCCCGCAGGACGGCCCGAGACGGCTCGGAGGACCCCCGACCGCCCGTCCGCACCACCCGGACCCACTCCGACGCCCAGCGGCCGGCCGTGGCGCCACAGCGGGGCACGCTGGGGGACGGTGGCCCGGCGGGCGACGCGTCGCCGTACTACCTCCGGGAGTGGCGCGGGTCGGCGCTCTATGGCTGCCCGTCGTGCCGCGACTTCACCGCCCGCTCGCACGCGGCGGTGGACAAGCACCGCGCCATCGTGCATCCTGAGCCTCGGCAACTGACCGTCGAGGAACGGGCGCGACGGGCGGGCATCATCACGTCTCGGTAGGAGGGATGACCCCACCATGAGCAGCGTCGCGGTAGACACGTTCGGCACCACCCTCGACATGGATGCCGTGCCCATCGCGCAGGTTCAGGACATCGACGGTCCGAACCTCTCGACGGACACGGACGAAATCACCAACCACTCGTCCCCGGGTGCCGTCGAGGAGTTCATCGCCACCATCAAGCGGACGGGCGAGGTCTCCTTCCCGCTCGTGTTCAACCCCGCGAACGCCGGCCATGCGGCCATGCTCGCGGCGTGGTCGAACAAGAGCCTCGACCCGTACACCCTCACGTACCCGGACGGCTCCACGTGGGAGTTCGACGCCTACGTGACCGGGTTCGGCAAGAGCGCTCCGGTCAACGGCCATCTGTCGGCCGCGGTCACGCTTCGCCCGTCCGGCGAGCCGACCTTCACCGCCGCCTCGTAAGGGGCGCCCTGCCCGGGGCTCCGGGCAACCACGGAGGTAGAACCCGACCATGACCAAGCCTGTCGCGGACCCCGAGACGCGGGACGTGCCCAAGGTGACCGGCGACGTGCTATCCGCCGCCGGCCGCCTCATCCTCTCCCGGGATGCCATCCTCGCGGCCGAGGACACCCGGTACGACTACGTGGCGGTCCCGGAGTGGGCACCGGCGGGGATGGACCCGTCGCTCGTGTTCGTCCGGGTCCGGTCCCTCACGGGCGCCGAGCGCGACGCGTACGACGCGGAGACGTGGCAGGCGAACAACGCCGGCGGCCAGACCGCGGCGCTCGCCAACTTCCGGGCTCGGCGCGTGGCGAAGGCCATCGTGGACGAGCAGGGTGCGCGGCTGTTCGATGACGCGGACATCGTGGCGCTGGGCGCCAAGAACGGCGCGGTCATCGACCGCGTGGACGATGCCGTCATCCGTCTCTCCGGCATGAAGGGCGCCGAGTCGGTGGAGGCCGCACGCACCGACCTAAAAGCCGACCCGAGCGCCGGTTCTGGTTCCGACTCGCGCTCGCACTAGGCCACCGGTCCGTGGCGGACGCCCAGCGATGGGTGTCCGCCCCGGAGTTCGCGGAGTGGATGGCCTACCACGAACTGGAACCCTTCGGCCCGGATGAGACGTGGACACAGGCAGCGACCATCGCGATGGTCATCGCGAACGTCAACCGGGACCCCAAGAAGCGCTCCAAGCCGTACACCGTCGAGGACTTCATGCCGGCCGAGCCGCAGTCGGCCCGGGAGCGGTCCAAGGCGCTGACAGAGCGCATCAGCAGTGCGATGATGATGCTCGGCGGTCGCATCGCCCGACCGGGTGAGCGACGGACCCGCAAGAAGCCGCCACCGTCACGCGCGCTCGCCATCCTCCACGGGGGACCGGGCGCCACGCCCGCCGCGCCGACCCGACCGGCTCGGAGTCGCCGGAAGGAGTAGCCGCTGATGGGACCGCAGGGCGTCATCGCCTCGCTGCTCATCAAGTTGGGCATGGACCCCTCCGGCGTCGCGCAGGGCGCCACGTCCGCCCAGCGGACCATGGCCGGGCTCCAGAAGCACGCGACCGCAGCGACCGCCTTCGCCGGCGCCGCCGTGGGCGACTTCGTGGCGGCATCGTCCCAGCAGTGGGTCCGCTTCGATGACCAGATGCGGCAGGTGCTGACCATCCTGCCCGACAAGTCGGACGCTGCCTTCAACACGATGAAGGGTCAGGTGCGCGACCTCGCCAAGGAGTTCGGCGTGGTCGCGAACGATGTCATCCCGGGGCTCTACGACGCCCTGTCGAGCGGCATCGACCAGACGGACATCGGGTCATTCATGCGCACCGCCCAGAAGATGGCGGTCGCCGGCGTGTCCACCACGCAGGAGAGCGTCAACCTGCTCACGCAGGTCAAGAACGCCTACCGGCTGGAGATGGCGGACATGACGAAGGTGTCCGACCAGATGTTCAACGCCGTGAACAAGGGCGTGACCACCATCCCCGAGCTTTCCTCGGCCATGAGCGCGGTCACGCCCATCGCCTCGGCCATGGGCATCGGCGTGGACGAGGTGCTCGCGACCATCACGGCGATGACGTTGCAGGGCGCCTCCACGTCCGAGGCCGTCACGATGATGCGCTCGTCCCTCGTGGCGCTCTTGAAGCCCCTGCCGCCGTTGAAGGCCGGGCTGGAGCGCGCCGGGTTCGCGTCGGGTCAGGCGGCCATCGACGCGCTCGGCTATCAGGGCGCGATGGAACTCGTGCGCGACATCAGCGAGCAGACGGGCATCACGCTCCCCAAGTTGACGGGCCGCATCGAGGGCACGTCCGCGGTGCTCATGCTCACCGGGCAGAACGCCGAGGCGGCCGGGGAGGCGCTCGACTACATCCGGGAGACGGCCGGCTCCACCGATGACGCCTTCCGCATCATGCAGGGCGGCATCGGCGGGACCATCCGCCGGATGCAGGCCGGGCTCGCGGACCTCCAGTTGACGGTCGGGCAGGTGCTGGAGCCGATGGCGCCGCTGTTCATGGCCTTCGGTCCCCAGATTGGCCGGTGGATTGGCCGGGGCATCGGCGCCGGGCTCGCGCTCGCCGGGAAGGCCGCGCTGCCCATCCTCTCCCGGCTCGCGCCGTCCTTCGTGGACGCAGCGACGCAGTTGGGCATCGAGGCCGGCGGCGGGATGGGCAAGGGGCTCGTGCAGTCCGTCGTGTCATCCATCAAGGGCGCCGGCGCCAAGAAGTTGCTCGCCGGGGCGGGGCTCATCATCGGCGGTCAGGTCGCGTCGGGGATGGCGGCCGGGGAGAAGGACGCCGGCGTGGCGGCCGCCATGGGCGGGCTCGGCGCGGTCGCGACCATCGCCGGCGCGTTCGCCATCGGCGGCCCGGTGCTCGCCGGCATCACGGCCATCGTGCTCGCCGTCCAGCAGTTGCTCACGTTCCTCGACACCGTGGGCAAGGCGCAGGCGGACCTCACCACGAAGGCGTCCGAGGCGGCCAACCAGTCGGGCGAGGATGCGCTCGCCAACCTGAAAAAGCTCACCGCGTCGATGCACGACGCGCAGGGGTTCCAGCGCGTCATCGGGGACACGTTCGGCGGTGCCCAGCAGGTGGAGGCGCTGCGCAACCTCTCCACGGCCATCACGAAGGCCGAGAGCCTGACGACCGCGCAGATTGAGGACGCCATCGCGTCCGTGTCGGCGGCCGTCGTGGAGGCCGAGGCCCGGGGTAACTCGGCCATCGCCGGGCAGTTGCGGACGAACATCACGACGCTGGAGCAGATGAAGGCCGAGGCGGCCAAGACGGGCGGCGTGTGGACGGCGCCGACCGAGACGCTGGACGAGGCCGAGGCGGCCGCCATGGGCATCGAGCAGGGCGGGGACGTGGTGGCCGGCGCGGTCGGGTCCGCCGGCGCGAAGGTCAAGGCGTCCATGGCCGACGTGCGGTCCGCCGTGTCGAGCGCGTGGGACGCCGTGACCTCCGCGCTGTCGAAGGGTCCCAAGGTCCAGACGTTCACGAAGCGGATGGCGACCATCCGAAAGGCCATCGAGCAGAACGTCAGGGGGCTCCGTCGCGCCGTGCGCGCCGGCGATAGCGTCGCGGCCGCCGAATACACGTCCCGCATCAAGGCGGCGCAGGAGGCCCGGGCCGAGATTGTCGGCAACCAGAAGGCCATCATGCAGGAGGCCGGCGCCATCCTCGGACGCCACGCGGCCCGTGCCAAGCGGCAGCAGCAGGGGATGACCAAGACGACCGAGCGCGAGGCGCGCAAGGCCGCCCGGGTGGCCGAGCGTCAGGCACGCCGGCAGTCGAAGGCCGTGCCGGAGGCGATGGCGGACCAGAAGCCCAAGGTTGCCACGGTGGCCGAGCAGACGGCGACCGCGGTGGAGACTCCGCTCACGAACGCGGCCACGGCCGCGACCACGTGGGGCTCCCATCTGGGCGCGAACTTCGCGGCCGGCATCAGCAGCCAGTACGGCGCCGCCATCCGGGCCGCCGAGTCGCTGGCCGGCGCGGTGCACTCGCGAATGGGGTTCAGCGCGCCGCCCAAGAAGGGGCCGCTGTCCACCATCCGGCAGTGGGGGCCGCACATGGTCATGGAGTGGGTGAAGCCCATCGACCGGCACATCCGGGACGTGGAGAAGCGCGGGGACCGCCTAGGACGGGCTGTGCGGCCCAAGTGGGCACGGGATGACCACGATGGACCCCGCGGCGGCTCTGGGGGCGGCTGGGCCGGCCGTGGGCGGTCTGTGGACCGGATGCGGGTCGCTCACATGGCCGTCCGTGACCTCCGGGTCCGTGGCGGCCGCGGTGGCGGCGACGTGCACTACCACATCGGCACCCTCATCGCGAACGAGGCGGGGCTGGGCGAACTCGACCGTCGGACCCTGCGCCGGCGCCGGCTGTCCAAGCGAGCCGAGCGCGACCCCGAGCGGTACTAGGCGATGCCGCCGACCACCGTCTCGCGCGTCGCGTGGCGGTTCCGCAACGTCACACGGGGCTTCGACTTCTGGCCGCTGCTGGAGTCCATCAGCATCAAGGACGAGCACCCCGTCGAGCAGGCCACGTTCGAGTGCGACGTGGAGGACATCGCGGCGTCGCTCACGTTCGAGGAAGATGACATCATCCGGGTCACGCACGATGACGGCTCCGGCGCCGTGGACGTGCACGAGGGACCCCTGACGGTCATCACGTGGCGCGACCACGGAAGGTCCGGCCCGCGCGTCTGGTCGCTCCAGTGCACGGACTACACGCCGATGCTGGGCTGGGATGTCATCAAGTCATCCGGCGCCCGGCGCGCCGAGTCGGCGTCGGACCGGCTCACGTGGCTCATGTCGCACCACACGCACGGAATCAGCGTGGCGTCCGCGACGCTCCCATCGACCACCGTCGAGTCCGCCGACTACCTCGGGACCTCGGTGCTCGACGGCATCGAGCAACTCTGCCAAGACCTCGGGCTCTCGTTCTACGTGGACTTCGACAAGGGGCTCCACATCTTCACGACGGAGACGGTCACGGCACCCTTCGCCATCGTGGCCGCCGGCGCGGACGGGTACGACTCCATGCCGTTCTGGGACTGGTCGCATGAGCGCGACGTGTCCGAGCAGCGCACGAAGGCGCTCGTCATCGGGGACAAGTCCTACGCGCTCATCGCGGACACGACGGCCGTGGGGCTCTACGGCGTCAAGGAGGGCACCGTCTCGGACGCCTCCGTGCGCAAGGCCGCGGGACTCACGCGGGCCGGCACCCGGGCGCTCCTGAATGACGCGTACCCGGCCATCGAGGGCCGGTGCACCATCGCGGCGTACGGGCTCCGGGCGGGCATGACCGTCGAGGTTGACCACCACCTCTGGCCCGGCGTCGCGACCGACTCGCCGTACATCGTGGTCGGCATCGAGACGCGCGCGGTGGACCCGCACGATGACAACGGCGAGGCGCAGCTTCGGACCGAGGTCACGTACAGCGACCGGCGCCGGCACAAGGCGCGCGGCCGGAACCGGGGCGGCGGCGACAGCGCCACCGATGATGTCGGGTCGGCCATCACGCTCACGCAGCGTGAAATGAGCCACCTCCATGACCCCATCGCGAGCGACTACATCGACACCGTGTCCTACGGCAACCCGGTCACGAAGCGCGTCGCCCGGGGCATCTTCCACAACCTGCCCTATACCACGGTCGGGTGCCCGCTCGGCAACGGCGGGTGGCAGGGCATCAGCAAGAAGGAGGCGTGGTACGAATACACGACCGGGGCGCTCGCTGATGACGTGACCGGCGCCCGCTTCACGCTGCCGGCCATCGACCCCAACTTCATCTTCGGACCGGTGGCCGAGGCCGGACCCTACTTCTTCGGGTGGTCCTCGTCACAGCCGACCGACGTGGAGCAGTACGCCATCCTCGGCGTGGTCCCGTCCGGGTGGCCCACCGAGGAGGTCACGGTGGACATCCCGCGCTCGGCCATCAACGAGGGCGGCACGTCCTACTTCGTCATCGGCGCCGGCTGGGACACCC